GGACTGATCTCACGGCTAAAGACCCCGATACGCGGCTGACTGCATTGGCCGTGTGTTTGATGGACGAGACATACGAACGGGTTGGTAACGAGAAGTCTGCCAAGGAAGGGCACTTTGGAGTCACTAGCTGGACGGTGGACCACGTCACGTTGTCCGACAAGGCTGCGACCATCAAGTACACCGGGAAGTCCGGGGTCAAGCACGAAAAGAAGGTCACGAATTCCCGTGCGGTCGCGGCTCTCCGCAAGGCGATCAAAGGGAAGGGCAAAGGTGACAAGGTTCTCTGTGACGGGGATGAGTGTGACATTCTCGCCAAGGACGTGAACGCCTACCTCAAACCCTACGAGATCACGGCGAAGGACATCCGAGGGCTGCACGCCAACGAGGAGATGAAGCACCATCTCAAGGCTCAACGCAAGGCGGGTCCGTCTGATCTCCCGAAGTCTCGGAAGGAGAAGGACAAGATTTTGAAAGCGGAGTTCAAGGCAGCATTGGAACTCGCTGCTGCTGCCGTGGGTCATGAAGGGTCAACGCTGCGGAGTCAATATCTTGTGCCGAGTATGGAGTCCTCTTATGTCCATGACGGCACGGTGATCGACAAGTTGGACAAGAAGGCCCGCCGTGCTTCATGGATGAAGGCCAAACGGTTCTTCCCTGGCGTTCGTAATCCCTTGTTCCATGCGACAACAGGCCCCCGAGCCGCGAACATTGCCCTTCGGGGTGAGGGTATCAAGTCCAACAGCGGGTTCTCTAACTTCGGCCTGGGGAACGTAGATGCTTCTATTTCATTTAGTCGTGACCTCAACTTCCTTCTCAAAGGGGGTTTTGGTAACGTGGTTTTTGTCCTTGACCGGGATGAACTGAATCGGAAGTTCCCGGTGGTTCCACACGCTTACCACAATTGGGAGGATGAATATGAGGAGCGTGTGTTTACCGACAAGATCCCTGCCTCGATGATTCGGGGGGTCATTTTCCGGTACAAGCCTCTTCGATTTGAATTCGATGAATGGGAGAGCAAGGTGTCTTATCCTGTAGCTTACATTGATGGTCGGGAGTGGGGGCCTCGGACAGCAACCCTCTCGGACTCCGAGAAGGAGGACCGCGAGTCAGCCCGTCTGGTACGGCAGTCCCCGAAGCTCAAACCGCCCCGCAAAGACAAAGAGCGCGGCAGGGTCAAGGATACGGATCCTGACACGGACCCGGACGAGACTCAGGACCGTAAAGACCGGTCCAACAACTTCAAAGACGCCTCGGCTCGCGTAGCCCTCCGATTCTTGTTGGGTGACCCCACGATCCGCCTCGCCGCCAACAAACGGCAACGCAAGAAAAACGAGAAGAACAGGAAGAAGAACCAACCCCCAGCACCGAAGCCCGCTCCGAAGTCCGCACCGAAGTCCGCACCGAAGTCCGCACCGAAGCCCGCACCGAAGCCGACACCGAAGCCGACACCGAAAGAACAGGTTCCGATGTTCAATACGGAAGCCGACCGAGTGGTCATGGTGTCCCCCGCCACGGCTGAGGCGGAATCTTCCAAGTACAAGACACCTACAGAAGACCAATCGAAGGCTCACCAGGAGGTCAATAAGGCTCCCGGTGAAGCGAAGCCCGCGCCCGAAAACGCCCCCGCTGAAACGAAGCCCACGCCTGCGGCCCCCAAAGCTCCAACGAATAAGAAGCCTGCAAAGGACCCCAAGGCTGCCCGAAAGGAAGTTCTCGAAAAGATTGAGGTTTTCGGAGGGTCGGTACGAGGCTTGTCGGATCTTCCAGTTTCAGAACTCATGGAGATTTCGGATTTACTGGAAAATTCCGAGGAAGAGATTGCAGATGCGCTACTGATTTCATCAAAGCGTGCCTTGATCAAACAAAAAGAGGAGGTTGCAGTCAAGGTGTTGGATAGAGTTTCGGACGAGAAATCCCAAACACCCACTGCCTCCGAGATCGCAACTGCCATTATCAACAAGCGTATCAAGCAGATGGCCGAGGACCCATTGCTTCTCGATCCCAGCCAACCGCTTGGTGACCGGAGCCTAGATCCGCTCTCTATTCCCGAAGGGGGGGAAGCAAAGTACCGGAATCAGATGGCTGATCTTAGCATTGAGGCAATGAACTCTTATGTGAGCATGGACTCCGAAACTCGATCTGCTCATCGGGAAAATCTCCTCGGCCATATTGCCGAATTGGAGGCGAACGGAAATAAAGACACAGATCAGTACGCCGCATCCCAGGCTCAGATGCGAGGACTACAGGTGGCTTCCGCCTTGGGAGACGGTGAGGATGCTAAAGGCATCAACCCTGTATTCCAAAAAATGCTCCAGGCTGCCCAGAGCCAAGGTCGGCTGGAGGATTTTGCTCGACTGAACATCACAGGCGCGGCCACGGGAGATGAGGATGCTCAGGCTGAGTTCCGAAAGGTGATTGATGATGCAGATGACGAGGATCTAGCCGACATGCTTCCAGATGATCATCCTGGGCGTGTGTTCGCTGATGCTCTCAACAACGAAGAGTACACATCTACGATGACACCAGAATCCACGGATATGTTGCGCCGTCTTACAGGCGATATGATCGTCGGAGAGGTGTTGTTCACTGACGCGGATCTCGTTCAGAAAGGCAAGACGACAGGGCAGATCAAGAAGACCTGGAAAACCCGTACCCCCTCAAAACAAATGTCTGCCCTCTCTTCTTTTATGGAAGAACTCGAAAAGAAGCTGGGTTTGAAAAAGGGCAAGAAAGCCACCCTTTTACCCGAAGGGTGGGACTTTGCCCCTTGGGGGGCCGTACTTTGAGATTTCTCCGGTAGCCTTTCTATACCCCGTACCTATGGGTAGACGTTCGGGCGTTGCCCTCGATCTTATCCTTCTTCCTTTTGGAGATACCCATGAATAAGCTGACACGGCAGGGCGCACGCAATCTGACCGTCACCATCGACCGTATTGCATCGACCATCCAAGAAAACACTTCACTTTTGGGCATCGATCCGAAGATCGCCAAGGATTTCGCTTATCGTTGCGACCTGATTTCGGATGCTGTGGAGACTACCGCCGTGACCAACTTCCCGAAGTCGGCAACGGAGTTTCCCTCCTCGGAAATCGGTGAGGAGGAATCTGGACCGTTGGTTGACGGTGAGACGACGACTGATCTCGACGGCCAGTTCACTCAGAAAGAGTTCTCGGAGTTGACGGACGTGGCTGAGAAACTGGCGAAGGCGGCTTCCGCTCTTGCGGGATTGGCTCCAAAACCAGTTGAAGATCACGGATTTGATCTGACCATGTGATTTGGGGGTTTCTTGCGTCGAAAAGCCATGAACAACGTAAACTACCAAGAGCGTGCCAAAGAATTTTCCGTTGGGGATGTTGTAACACCCTTTGGTGATTGGGATGCTCAGGGTGGTCGTGTGACTGCTGTTTGGCCTGCCATTGGCATGGTCGATGTTGAGTTCAGCATTGGCAATCGTCGTTACCCTGTCGAGGATTTGCAGAGGATCGACGCAAACGGTAACGCTTCACCTCCCTACACCAACTCGGTGCCGGGAGGTCAACCAACCGTCCAAGTGCCCGGAGGTCCAAGCGAGTCACGGGTCGCTGTGGCTTTCGAGAAAAAATCTCTGTATTGGGCGGCGAAGGATCGGCAGTATCGGATGACTCGTCCCGAGGCTGTTGATGGGTGTCCCAACTGTCCCAACTGTGGGCATGGGGTACCACTCAAGAAAGCGATTTACAAAAGGCGTGACGGTTCCAGTGAGCGTCTAATGGGATGCCCTGACTGTATGTTTTTGATCAAAGATTCGGACATCATGAATTTCTTGCCTGTTGACGGAGGCGTCGAGGTCTGATGGCTTTTCTCAAGCGAGCCAATGCGATGGTCGTCCACCCTCGGATTTCATCTCGGGGATGGGGGGGTATCCGTAAGGTTGCTTCGTCGGGTTCCAGTCGGAACTTGACTGATCAAGCTCATGAGATTCTCGGCACCAACCTTAATTCGGACACGCATCTCGTCACTCACTGCACCATCGTCGCCTCGGTAGATGTAGATGATGTTGTTGGGGTGAAGCTAGGCAATGTCAAGGTTGGTTCCAAGATAGTCAATCGGAAGTGGGCTGATTATCACATCAAGCCTCAGTGCTCGCAGTTTGTGAACAACAACGGTGACTCGTGGAGTCGTGACGTGCTCCGCATGGCGTACCCGACCTTCATTGGGGCGCACAACTTTCGTGAGCATGTCCAGATCGAGGACCAGTCGAAGGGCCGGATCATCGACGCCGCAGCACGCGACATCGGTGACTCCCTCTACATCGACATCCTCGTTGCCACCGACCGTAAACACGCGGCACTGGTGCAGGACATCGAGGCCGGGAAGATGGCAACCCTCTCGATGGGTTGCACGACCGACTTCAGTCTGTGTTCTCAGTGTGGGCACTTCGCTGTAGATGAAACACAACTTTGTGACCATATCAAGTACGCGAAGCTCAACACGTTCATGGATGACGCAGGACAGAAGCGCGTCATTGCAGAGTTGTGTGGCCATCAGACTTACGATGAGAATCCCGATGCCCCCGGTGGTGTTCGGTTCATCGAGGCTTCTTGGGTCGCAGTACCGGCTTTCCCTGGCGCTGTGATGCGGAACATTCTCGCTCCTGGTGAGGTATCGGGGGATCAGGTACGCAAGGTGCTTGCTTCACCTCCCCCTCAGTGGTCAGACAGCGCCATCGCCAAGGCCGCGAATCTATCTGTCCCCTCGCAGACGTATACTCGTTCTGCTTTTGGTTTTGATGAGGGTGATGATGAGGGTGGTGACGAGTCTGCTGCCCCTGATGCTCCTGCTGCCCCATTCCAAGATGTGGAAGATGCGATTTACGAGAACTTGAAGACACGGGTTCACGAGAGGATCAAGAAAGAGCTTGCCCAGAAGAACATTGAGGAAGCGATTGAGCCTGATTCCGCAATGGGTCCGAATGACAACCTGAACAAAGAAGCAAGTCTGCGATATGCGACAGCAATCAATACTTTGGTTCGGGTTGCCTCCTCTCCTATTGCCCTCGTAGAGGGTGCTGCACGGATCAATGCTTCTTATGGCATTTCGGTCAGTCGAGGCTTGTACCGTGTTGCTCTGACAGCGGGCATTCCAACAAACCATTCATCTATTGATCGTTATCTGTTCGCTTGCCGAAAGGCTGCGGGCCGTGATCTTAATTCTGCCGAAGTCCGGGTTGTTGTCCGGGTCGGCACTCTGCTTGCCCAGTGGGCGAGCATCAACAACCCACCCACTTGAACAACTGGAGACATCATGCGTCGTCGTATGACTTGGAATGACAGTGGGGTTCGGCAGCGTCGAGCCTCTTCAGAATTGGCTGGTCCTCCCAGCCCCCAACCCCCTGCGGATGCGTATGAGAACGGTGATCCGTCCTCATGGGCAGAAGATCCCCACCCTGGCCCCTACCTCAATTCGGAGCACCCCGCGTACCCCGATGAGGGCGCGGCTTCTCCCGCTGCCAAGGCAGCGTCTCTGGAACGGAAAGCGGCAAAGTGTATTCGACTCGCTTCGGCAATGCTCGGAGAGACTGCTTCGGTGGCCGCCATCGAAGATCAGGCTCTTGCTCTGATGGACCTTCCCAACCGTTCGATCAAGGCCAGTCTTGCTCGACTGGCTGGTGATGATGACGCAGATGACGCAGATTCCGACGATGATGCGAAAGAAGCGGAGGAGGACCTTGCGGAGGAGTCCAAAAAGAAGGCATCTTCCCGTACCGAGCGTCGTTTGGCCCGGATGGAGCGTATCCTGACCAAACTCGCTGAGTCTGAGGATCCCGGTGACGACGATACCGACGATTCCGACGATGACGATGACGACGATGATGAGGAGTCCAAGAAGAAGGCATCCTCCCGTACTCGCCGTACTCGCCGTACTCGCCGTGCTGAGTACATGGACGAGGTTGAGGAGATGGTGCTTGAGGAGATGATGCTTGAGGAAGGCATGATGTCCAAACCTGATGAGGCTATGGACGAGGATGCCGCACTTGACGCAATGCTCATCGAAGAGGGCATGGGTCATGATGACGAAGCCGAGGCGATGGATGATTTGGTGGACGAAGCCGAAGTGATCATTGATCCGATGGCGATGGCTGGCCCAGAAATGGGTGAGGACATGATGATCCTCGCCAAGCTGTTTGGTGAGCGTGGTGCTGCCGATGAGAAGGAGGAAGACGCCGAGGCTGAAGCCGCCAAGACCATCCAAGAGGACAAAGAACATGCGGCTGAGGACAAGAAGGAGGAATCCAAAAAGAAGGCTTCCCTCCGTCCGCAACCCAAGAAGGCCAGCCAAGGTGCCAAGACACTTGGTGGGGTCAGCAAGTCTGCTGCTTCGGAAGTCAACGACCTCTCCCAGTTGTGGGAAAGTGCTCCTGATGTGAGCAAGTTCTTCTAGCTTTCCGCAGAACAAGAATAGAAAACCCCCCGTCAGTTTGACTTTGACGGGGGGTTTTTTCTGTTCGCTGGGAGTCGAGTTTCGGTTTCTTTGGTTCTTGTTTCGATAGTCGTTCTATACCCTACACATATATGTAGGCGGATGGTCCGTCACATCATGAAATAAACCGCCCCTGTAAACAGGGAGCAACTAGGTAGGAGAAAATCATGCCTTTGCTTGGACAGGCGAGTGGTGGCTGGACTGAAAGTTCCTCGGCCTTGCGTCTTTTGCACGCTGGGATTCGGAACACGGTTGGAGTCCTCACCGTCGATAGTTTTACCCAGACCAACCCTCCAACTGCTGTCATCGCTACCAGCACCAGTGCTGGTATGAATACCGCGACTCTCGGAGTCCTTTCCGGGTCCGTGGCGTTCACTCGTGGTGATGCCGCTGGTGGGCCGAATGAAATCGGCGGTGTCGGCGCTACCGTCGCCGCTGCTGGCGTTACCGCGCTTGGAGTCTTCATTAACTCCGCTGCTGGTAACGATTTTGAGAACCAGCCCGCTGTTGCCAGCGGCAAGGGGCCGTATATGAGCGGTCAGGGCACTTATGCCAACAGTCTCTTTGAGACTGCTTGTGCGGCGGGTGCTTTTGCTGTCGGCTACACCACTGGTGACGCCCTTTTCGCTTCAGTGAATGGGTACCTCATCACGGGTATTGATGCCAACGTCGTTGCAGCCAACGACTTCTACAACGGTGCGAATGAAGTTCTCATGGGCATTCTCAAGATGCCTGCGGACGCCGTGCAGCCCGAAATCGTCTACGATCAGCGTCTCTGATCCCACTTCAACCTTCATCCTTCTAGGAGACAAACTATGTCTGTAACCAACGCAGTGAAGGCGAAGCTGATCAGTGACTACATCGGTAGTGCCGCTGGTCGTGCAAAGCTCGCCGCTTCAATGACTCAACCCCTCCGAATGCGCCGGGATTATCTGGCTGTCGGACGACGCACGTTCCTTGTGGAACAGTTGCCAGATGGTGCTTTGCCCATCTATGACAAAGACCCGGACGTGACCGCGTTCGTGGTTGGTGAGGAAGGTGAGAATATCATCGCCGTCACCAAGCCGCGTCGTGTGATCTTCCCCTTGTTTGAGATTGCGTCGAACCCCGAGATCCCCCTGACCCAGATAAAAGAGCGTCGATTTGATTTGATCTCCAGGGCGCAGGATTTGGCTCGTGCCCAGATTCAAGCCGCAGAGGACGAGCGTGTATTCGCTACTCTCGATGCGGTGGCGGTCAACGGCTTCGATAGCCTCGGCAACGTCAACGCCGACATCCCTGTGGTCGCTCCGATCTCCGGTGATGTTCTCGCTGATGCGTTCAGCCTGATCGAGCGCCATGACCTGCGGGTTGCCCGCGTGTTCATGAACGCCCGTGACTACGCTGACCTCCGCAAGTTCGGTCGTGACATCCTCGACATCGAGAGCCAGCGTGATCTGCTGAAGACCGGTCTGATGGCTACCCTCTGGGGTGCCTCGATCATCGTCAGCCGTCTGGTTCCGGTTGGAACCGTGTACGTTTGTTGCGAGCCTGAGAACTTCGGTCGGATGCCTGTCCGCACGGAACTCACGGTCCTCAGCGCTGACGACCCCAAGGCGCGTACCATCGGCTTCTCGTGTTTCGAGAACCTGGGTATCGGGTGTTTCAACCCCCGTGGTCTGACTCGTCTGGTCATCACTCGTCCGTAGTGCGAATACAGCAGGTAGATCCTACATAGTAGGGTCGAACCTCTGAACCCCGGCATGGTAACGTGCCGGGGTTCTTTCGTTTAGGTGTGTGTATCAAGACGATGCCAACAACCCGGCGACGTGTCTTGGGTGTGGTTGAACATTTGCAGCGGAAGTGTTTACGTTTGTGGTCATATTCTGGAGGTGGTACAATACGCCCATGCCTGACCTCTCTGACCTCACGCCCGAAGTCCTCCGACGCCTCTATGCCAATGACCTTCTCCCAGAGAACGTCATTGCGGAGAGGTACGGGACGTACCAAGTCAAGATCAACCGGCTTCGGAATAAGTGGGGGATCCCGACCATCGGGAAGACAGGCCGACGCACGGCGGCGCTTCCGGCTCTAACTGGCCGACAGCGTGAACTGGTGTTGGGATCTCTTTTGGGGGATGGGTACATGAGCGCCCCGAGTCGCCACACCGCTCGTTTCAACGAGAGTCATTCGGTCAAGCAGTCTCCCTACCTTCACTGGAAAGGGGGTATCCTCGGACCCCATGTGTCCTCGTATGCTCCCACAATCAAGCGGGACGGAGACAAGGTGTTCCACGGGGAACGATTGACGGGTGTTGCCAGTACCCACATGCGGGAGTGGTACGACCTGTTCTACCCGGCCCCTGAAAGGAAACGGGTATTCCCCTCGGACCTCTACAAGCGTCTGACTCCATTTGCTCTGGCTGTGTGGTTTATGGATGATGGGGGTGTAATGACTCATTACCATCCTCGAATTACGTTCGGCCTTGATCTGTTGAGTCTAAAGAGAGCGGTTAGGGCGCTTCGGCGGCTGGGTTTGAAGCCCAAAGTACATGAGGATAAGTGTGGTACGCACACAATTACGTTCCCTGACCAAGACCGGGAGTTCTACCGTCTGATCTCCTCGCATGTTCCTGATTGCATGTCCTATAAACTGCCTTTAGAGGACACTTCACGTCGTAAGGCAGATAAGAATGCCAAGCAGTTGAAGCCTGACCGAGCGCGAAGGTTGTATGAGGGGGGTCTATCTTTGAATGATCTCGCCTCTCTGTACGGGGTCGGGAGGTCAACAGCCAAGCGGCGGGTGCTGGCAGGGGGTGGCACCCTCCGAAGCGCGGGCCGTAAGCCCCGCATTTACTCTCGGGAGGCTGCGGATGAGGTTCTGGCTCTATACACACCGAAGGTGTGGGCGTCACTTTCTGGTGTGGACAAAGCTCGATGGGTGGGGGAGGTTTTTGAGGTGCTCCGAGGCACGGGGTTTCCAGCACCTAGTCTTTTGTTAGACGAGACATTTAACCGTGACGTTGAGTTGGTTCAGTTGACTCAATACCGGATTGAGAACGAGACTTTGTTTCCGTGGTCAGTGTCGGGTAATCGAGCTTGTCTTCCATATTTCCCGAACCGATACAGGGCGGTATCTCGTGGGAAACGAACGGCTTACGAGGCATGGCATGACGATAAGGTGCTTCGGTGGGCGATCCGTTTCCAGTTGGATGCGGGTGACCCTGTGTTCCCGCACAGGGTACTGCGGGCTGTTACCATGCAACACCGGACCCCGAGTGTGTTTCGTCCTACCGTAGCAAGATGGGTGTATGAGACATATTGCCCGACTGGAGGTACGGTGTGGGATCCGTGTTCGGGTTATGGGGGCAGGCTTCTTGGGGCACACGTCGCTGGGGTCCGCTACGTCGCTACCGACGTAGAACCGGAAACGGTGGCGGGGAATCAGGCTCTTGCTGACAGGCTCGCTTTCAAAAGTGCCGAGATCCATGAGTGTCCTGCGGAGCAGTTTGATCCCGGCTTTGTTGATCTTGTGTTCACGTCCCCTCCGTATTTTGACCGGGAGCAGTATTCTGATCGGAGCAGCCAATCGTGGGTGGCACACGGTTCCGGTTTCGACGGTTGGGTTGAGGGGTTTTTGCGTCCTGTCTTCGCAACCGCATACCGCCGAGCACCGGTCATGGTGATCAACGTGGCCGACATCCGAAGTGGGGGGAGGTTGATACCTCTTGTAGATCGAACGATTCAGACAGCATTGGAGGAAGGATATACGTTCAGGGAACGTGTGTGGATGCCTCTTGCTCGACTGAACAGGCCGCCAGAGAAGGCACGAGAACCACTTTTGGTGTTCGTCCGATAAACACCATGTATTCGCGTTTGGTGGTGGGCTTCATCAGCGGTTTTCTGGGGTATTGTACAGCCGATTAGGAGGACGGCTATATGCGGATTGCGGTGTCGGGAACTATTGGAGCGGGGAAATCCACTCTCTGCCAACAACTCTCGGAAGCTATCCAGTACGAAGTTTTCTCCGAGCCTGTCACATCAAACCCGTACCTTGATGACTTCTACCTGGACCCTCACCGATGGGCTTTCGACGCTCAGGTGTTCATGATCTCACACCGATTTCGACGCCAGATGGAGGCGGTACACGCTGCGGAGGACAGGGGGTTCTTGCTCGACCGCTGCTTCCACGAGGACCGTGTGTTCGCGGAGATCAACCATGAGATCGGTCACATCAGCGACCGGGACTGGAACACCTACCTGCACCTGTACGAGTCCTTCTGCCGGATCGTCCCGCCACCTGATGTCGTGATCTACCTTCGCACTAGCCCCGAGGTCGCTATGATGCGGGTTCGGCAACGAGGCCGTCCCTCGGAACGCTCCATCACATGGGAGTACATGAACCGTCTCCACGATGCGTATGAACGGTGGTCGGAGGATATGTCCGGTAAGGTAAAAGTTTTTACCTTACAGTGGGACGACTTCGACAGTCCTGGTTGGAGGCATGTCCTTTCTCAGTTAGACTCTGATATTAGGACATCCAAGCAGGGACTTCGATGATTTTATACACCTCGTAGAACGCCACCTTTTCCACAGGTGTTTGTTGGTTGCAGATAGGACAGTAGATGGATGCGTTTATTTCCTCTCCTGTCTTGTAGGTGGGCCACACATATTCGCATTTTGGACATTTCGCAGCAATCCACGCCTCAAATAGGTTGTGTTCTATCAAGACTTCTAGTGTTCTGGTCGCTTGGTCTTTGGATATGTTGGTCTTTTTTATGAGTTGAGTCAAAGATATGAATCTCTCACCAGTCACGCGGGAGAGGTCACTGGGGTGAATGGGTTTTCCTGCTGTGTCGTAGTCGCTCACATGGGGGCCTAGAACACGGGTTGAATGAACGACACGGTGAACCCACAAACCCCTGATGTCAGGTCAACTTCTTGTTGGATGACCGTTGTGTCACCGCTACCTGGATCGATCCCCCGCATGGTGCCATACACTTGCTGAGCAGGGGTTAGGGTATCCGGTAAGGTCATGGTGTAGGTGTAGCGTCCAATGTCTCCTACGACACTGTTCATGTTTGTCCCTGCTACAGCGAGGCTAACTTTGACACCATCCGAGTCAAAGTAGAACACTTCCACGGTAGGATTCGGCGGCACAAAGGGCAGACCCCCGCTGTCGAGGAACAGAGCCACGAAAGTAAAAGGCAGTCCGATCACCGCTTGAGCCATTGGTTATCCTTTGGTCTGACGAGATTCCCATTCGGGTTTGGGAACCCACCTCAACCCATCCCAAACCTGACCGTCTTTTTCTTCGCCTATTTCCGGTTCGGTTCGGGAGATGGGTACAGCACGCGGAACGGTCACCGAGACCCCTGTTTTGCTAAACGCCATGTTGTGGCCTCCTGTCTGAGGGTAGTGATAGTCGAACAACCGAGTCCTCGGAGATCCTGTGACACTACCCTTCGTCTTACTGGCTGCTTATGGCATGTGTTTCGGGCTGGTGAATGAGAAGCTCCCCTGCCTCAACTGGGTGTTGTATCGTGTTCCTGTGCTTCGAGATGTGGATCAAGGGACTAATCTTTTCAGTAGGTTGTTTGAATGCTCATTTTGCACGGGTTTTCACACGGGCTGGATGACTTGGTTTTTGTTTGCGTTTGGTGCGGGTAGATTGTCCCCGAATCACCTCGGGGAGGTTGTCTTGTTTGCTTTTGCTTCTGCGGCTTTCTGCTTCGGGTTAGATACCATCCTTCAATGGTTTGAAAAAAATACATGAGCAGCCCAACTACTCGTAATATCGCTTGTCCTGTCGAGACCCAGAACACTTACGGCGAGTACGCCAATGCTTTCCGTGTGATGGTGGACGGGGCTGAGGTCATTCTCGATTTTTGTGTTTACTCGGAGCAGAACCATCGTGCTCAGGTAGTGTCACGGGTCCGAGTGCCTCCCACTTTTTTGCAGGTGATTTTGTCTCGTCTTCAAAATGCAGTAGAGGTGTCTGACCCCTCTACTATTTTCATTGAGTGAGTGGCTGGGTAAAATGCGAAATAACAGGAGTCCTTCTATGCAGTACACCAAAGGCGAGTTCCACACCTTCCGCACCATCACCAAAATCCATCTCGGTGCGATTTCAGAGAATTTGATGGAAGGTGAGGAAGTTGATTTCGATGGGTTTACGATGCGGCGTGGTGGGGACACTCATTCGATGCACTCTCTTCGTGGAGCCGTCAAGGTAGGATGGTTGGTGCATCTGAACGCGGCTGAAACACAGTATGTCCCGCAACCGGCAGGGGTCGTGGTTCACAGGGCAGATGGTATGAATAACGATGAAATCGGGTTGACGATGCTTTCCGAGGAAAACGTGAATGTCGGCACGATTCAAGAGGTTCGTCCTCAAGGTGCTCCTCCGACACATCGAGCAACGAAGGCAGGGGAGCTACATACACAGGCCAATGACGCTGAGGGTGTTGTTGTTGCTCGGTTCAAGTCTGCTGCAAAGCAGGAAGCCGTGATGGTCGGTAAGGATGATCGAAGGGTGGTCCAGACGCTCGACAACAAATCTAAAGCCGAGGTTGAAAAGATCGCTCGTCCCGTGGCTACGGGTGATGTTCAGGAGCCTCTTGGTGGGGAGTCTTTGGAGGAGTTGTTGCCCGAAGCGGCATCTACAGGCACCCCCGATCCAGGTGTGGTCAAGGACGGGGAGCGGGTGGGGACAGCCAGTAAGACCATCATCCAGGCATCGAGCCTCGGTTTGATTCAGCAGTTCATTCCCGGTTTTGGGTGGGATCTCAACGTCCAGTGGCGTAAGCGGGCCAAAATCGCTGTGGATCAGTACAGTCAGATCCCCGCTGTGATCAACTACATCATGTCGGTCGAGACGGATGCTGTAAAACGTGAGATTACCAAACGTCTCAATGCTTAGTTCGTGGTTGGCGGTAGTCTGCCTATGGGCCTTGAGGGTCAAGGAGAAAAAGACTATGCACTACTTCATATTTGCCCTGTGTTTGACCTTTGCTTCCCCTGTAATGGCGCAGGACGCTCCCGAGGCACCTTCCACTGAGGAAGCTGCCCCCGAAGCCACTGACGCCGCTGAAGCACCCGAGAAGGCACCCGAGAAGGCACCCGAGGCCACCGAAGCACCCGAGAAGGTCGCTGAGACGCCTACCCCAGAGGACATTGACGCCGCTGTGGATGACGTTTCGATGTTGATCGATGCTGTGCAGAACAAGAACTGGGCACTTGTGTTCGGCCTCTTGCTCGCTCTGATGGTATCCGTCGCCAACAAGTTCGGCCTGAAGGCCAAGGTGGGCAGCAAAGCCCTTCCTTGGGTGACTTCTGGCCTGGCTGTGGCTGGCGCTGTTGGAGCCGCCCTTCTGGCTGGCATCCCTGTCATGGAGGCTCTGCCACAGGGTCTACTGGCAGGTGTGGCTGCAATCGGTGGTTGGGAGATGATTCTCAAGCACTTTCTTGCCGCCAAGAAGGTCGAAGCAGACCCCGAACCTAAGACCGCGTAGTCGGAGTACATTCAAATGAGCATCAAGCAAGATCAGTTCAAACGGCCCGGTGAGTCAGCCACCTTCGGAATGCACCTTCCCCACGCTACGGTCCTGACGACCCCTGCGAAGGGAGAGTTGTTTATCGAGATGGTGGACGCATCCACTGGGGAGGTGCTCCATAAGGAGCATCGTAAGAACGTCATCACGCTTGATGCTGGTATTCTCGCTGCCATCTTGATTCGTGATCCCGCTTCGCGGACAAACGGCTTCAACATGCTTTCCGTGGGCACCGGGGCAACAGGGGCACTTCTGTCTCCTGACGCCCCGGACCCACGGCAACGCAAGTTGAACGCTGAGATTGCACGCAAGCCGTGGTCAAGCACTACGTTCCGAGATTCCGGGGGGAATGCAGTAGCGATTCCCACGAACATCGTGGACTTTACCTGCACCTTCGACGAGGGTGAGGCTGTGGGTCCGTTGAACGAGATGGGCATCCAGAGCACCATTTCAGCCAACCCGGCCACCCTCAACCAGAACCCCAACACGTTCCCCACACGGGACTTGACGGTGGACCTGAGTGCGCTGGATGTACTTGGAAATTACATTTCGTTGAAAGTAATTTCAAAGCCGAATACTGCACGGCTGACGGTGACCTGGCGTATAACCTTCTAAACGAAGATTTGCATTAGGAGGTTTCTCTTGGTTCGTCCTGACCCTATCCGCGTGGCTCGTCGGTACGCGGGTATTTTTTCCCCCAAGTTTGATTATGAGCAGGAGCGGATCATTGATGATTGGGTTCGCTCCAATAAATCTCGTTGGTCAAAGATGGTGGACCAAGCTCATTGGCTCAATGACGATAAATATCGTCAGCCCAGTTTCTTTTTCTGGAAGGACTTGCCGGAAGACTTGCAGGAAGCATTGGCTCCGAGTGGTCTGTTGCGGAAGTACCGAAAACCAGATCGACCCTTTATAAAGGCTGTCATCAATTACTTGACTCTCAAGGCGATGCAGTAGTTTGGGTATGATGAGATCATCTTAGCGGGGACAGGATGCCGACATACGCTTACCACTGTGACGACTGTGATCTTGGGTTCGATAGGATCCTGCCGATTTCTAGGTATCAAGAACCACAAGATTGCCCAGAGTGTGGGCAAGGGCCAGCGAAAAAGAAGGTCACCTCTACTAATTTCATCCTTCGTGGTGATGGGTGGGCGGGTAAGAACAACCGGATCAGGGGCCAGATGCGGAAGAAAAACCAACGGCTCGATGCGAAGCAGCATGAACGTAAACGAGATCAACCTAACGTGACTCTTGCGCCCAACGTCGAGGGTCAACGAGTTGAGTCATGGTCGGAAGCGTCAAAATTGGCCAGATCGAAAGGGAAAGACACCAGTGGGTATGATACGAGGGCTGCTAAGGAAAAGAAGTGATTGATCATGAGCCGGATGACTACACTCTTGTAGAGGCCGCGAAAGCTGATTTCAGTGCATCCTTTGTGAAGTCTTTTGTGCTCACCTTCATGTCCGCAGTCGTGCTCCTGCGTTTGGTTGTCGGTGTGAGACAACGCCTTGCTCAAGAACGGAACGTCATTGACGCGGGCGCGGATCCGTCTTCTCGGTAGCTCGTCTATCAGCTTACTTCGGGTGTAGGAGATCACAAGATGGCTACACCACATCTGGGAGAGCGTTCTGTTGGCGTGGCACAGTTCATCTTGATGAACCGTCCCAATATCGCTCGGTACGAGTATGGTGCCGCGAACACTCTGGATGCTGCATTTGCTGGCGTGACTACCATGTTCACGATTCCGAAAGGGACGTGGTTCCGTAGTCCAACGCTTCAATCCAATTCGGTTAGTCTGGTGGGGGGAAACTTTCGGGGTCGAACCGTCGCTCAGGTCAACTTCGACGATTACGCATCAGCTACCATTCACGGCGATTCCGGGATCAATTTCGTGCGGGTGGTTGAGATCGACCATTCTGGTGCGTCTTTACCTGTCGGACCCATCGTTGTAGTTCCACCCCCCTACTTTTTCACATCAGCAAGCCGTACTATCTCTTTGTCGGGCACCGCTCCCGATGTGGCGGTTCTGGCTACAGGGCTACCGCCAACCGGATCGATGGTGGTTTCGTTTCCGCGAATGGTCGACAGTATTGAGGTGTCGAATAACGATGCTGGTGATGATTTGTATTTCTCGTTGGGGGCAGGGATGCCCGAGGCGGTTTTGGCTGCTGGTGCGACACAGACCTTTGCTTTTGGCGGGACCGCTGTGTACCTGCACGGGGACGGTGGGGCTGTGGACTTCTCCCTGACTGCCACCGTGGTCAGCGGACTTCGGTAATCATTCGATACGGCCCTCAATGAGTGAGGGTCCAACCTTTCATCTCACTTTCGGAGTACACATCATGGCCAACGAAGCATATATCTGTCGGATTCGTACCGACCTTTCACACGGGATCGTTCAGATCACGGACCTGAAGCCCAACACCTCTCGTCGGTCCTTGACTTACGACAAGGTTTCCCAGAGCGGATACCTCGGTGATCGCGTCGAAAACGCGACCCTCGCCGCCCTAGCCGCCAACGCCACCGTTGCCGAGTACACCGGCCTCGCGGCATACCTCATTGATCACGTCATTGATCAGGTCACTGGGGTGACCATCACCGTCACTGTCGCCAACGCTGCTGCCGTCGCTTTCATCGCTCAGGTTGACGCGGGTACGGCCATCGACATCAATGCTGCGATGGTGGTTACCGGTGGAGCCGGTGCCGCTACGACCCTGACCAACGCTGCGGGTTCCACCGGAACCACTCTGGAGCTTCTCCAGGTGTTGTCTGGAAACACCTACACGTTGCCTTCTGGATCAGTGGTCGGTGCTCTTGCTACTCCCCTGGAAGCGGGATCTTTTGACACTGATTACCGTCAGTTGTACCAAAGCGGAGCGTTCTCGATGTCCCTCGGTGGTGGTGATCTTGCTACCCTTACCGCTGCGACCTTCACCTACGGCACGGTTGCCGGTGCCGCAGCCGTCTGCTACGACGATACCGGCGCAATTCTCGCTTGATTTGATTGGGGTTGGTCCCTCAACCTTTTGTTGAAGGCTCCGGGTACGATCTTTTCGTGCCCGGAGTTTTTGCGTCTTGACTGCGTATCGAACATCTGATCTCTATTACGCGGCGTACCTTCGGGTAGCTGGTGTCCCGTTTCTTGGTGTTGAAAGGGAGGGGAAGCGAGTCGTTTTTTTGTTTGAGTCAGAGCTTCACCCAAACACCTACTCGGATCTAAAACGGGGCTATTTTTCCGACAATGCTCGCGTTCCAGCGTTGTCTTACGTCCAGATGATCCGGGCCATGAAGGCTCTTGTCCATAAGACACCGCAAACGGGGGGCGGTGAAGTTCCGTGATCGGGTATCACGAGGCATGGAACCACCTCGTACTCTTCATCACTCCTATCGGCTTCTCTTACTGGAAGGCATTTTCTCTCGAAAAGAGGGGGATATGGTCGTTTTGATGGAAGGTGTTCAACTCCGGGTTTCGGATTTGTTGGCTGAGTGGTCTGAGGTGTCGGTGGAGGCACACCTCCATCATTATCCTCCACAGCCTGTGGACAAAACCCTTCCCGGAGGAGGTTCCTGCCTATGGAATGGTCATTGTCCTCATGGGCATGAGAAACGTCCTGGGTGGTTGTTCAACCAGAATCTCACCGGAACGGTGGCTCTTGACGAGCGGGGGTGGTGTGTGGGGAGCGTTCCATTTCGGTTTGACTTGATGGAGGGTCATTACGGACGGCTGATTGTTTTGAGTCTTTCCGTTTCTGATACACCTCCTGACTCAGGGCCGCCCCGATGCGCTGCCTGCAACGACAGCGGGTACAGCGACAACCCCGGCATTCCCTGTGAAGCGGAAGGCTGCACAGCGATTCCGCCCAAGAACACATCTTCGGAGGGGTTGCTCGATGAAGCGGGGCAGATGGTCGCCTTCCTAGAGACACTCAAAGGAATCATCAATGACTGAGCAGTCCTACAGCGGTCGAGTCGCTGCGATCATTTATCAGAATGACGATTTTCGGATCGCCAAGGTCGTTCTCGATGGTGAGGCGACCACCTCCGTCACCGTCACGGGAGCGTTCCCGGCGCAGAATATCGTGGTGGGATCATGGGTGTCCTTTGCCGCCAAGTGGGTCACCCATCGGCAATATGGGAGGCAACTGTCTGTTACTCGCAGCCCTATCGCTATTCAACGATGGACCGAGGAAAGGGCTATCTCGGCCCTCTCCGCAAACGGGATCGGACCACAGCTTCGACTCCAGTTGTTGATCCACGCGGAGAGTAGAGGCATGAGCCTCGTAGAGATGCTTGATGCAGGTGATCTCACGGGGTCTGGCCTAGACGAGATGTCCGCTCTGTTCGTGATCACTCGTTGGCGTGCGCTCAAAGCCCATCTTGATGCAGCCTTGTTCTTGTCCGAGGCTGGGGTTCCGGCCCGTGTGATCGGCAAGGTGTGGAGCACTCTTGGGGATGAGTTGGAGGAGAAGATTACGGAGGACCCGTGGGTTTTGGTTCGGGTGGCTGGGATCAGTTTTGCTGAAGCTGACGAGGTTGCTCGAAGGCTTAATGTCCCGCTGACTAATCCTGGTCGGCTGGGGGGTGCTGTTCTGACAGCTATACAGAATGTAGCCAAGGAAGGCCATGTGTATGCCCTTACCGGGCAGGTGATCAGTGCGGTGAACAAGATGATCCCCGGCGCAGATATACCCCCGGTACAAATCGCTGCCGCGATCAAGCTCTTGTATGCGGAGAGGCAGGTGGTCGTGGACCGTGACAAGGAAGGTACGGTCTTGTTGTACGATCCTTGGTCCTACAGGATGGAGCTTGAGTGTGCGGAAATCCTGTCTCGACGTAACCTAGATGCAGGATCAGGACTGGTTGAGGAATATGCCAAAGAGGAATTGGATAAGTGGGCGCAAGGGCATCAGGTCACGTTGACGGAGACGCAACGGCTGGCTGCTCATCGTGCTCTGACTTCTCCGATCAGCGTGCTCACGGGTCTCCCAGGTGCAGGGAAGACTACCACGCTTCGTGCTGTGGTATCCGTTTTGAAGGATGCTAACGTGCCCTTCCTGTTGGTCGCTCCTACAGGAATCGCGGCGAAGCGTCTGGCATCCGTGACTGGAACAGATGCGGCGACGGTTCATAGAGCCTTTGGCGCAAAGGGGTGGAAAAAGGACGAGGAACGCGAATCGACCTACGTTGGCATTGTGGGGATGGAGCAGGAAAAATCGGAGGGAGACACCAAGAAGCAGCAGTGGGGTCACGGTCCCGAAAACCCACATCCAGCACAGGTCGTCATCGTCGATGAGTCCTCGATGGTGGACCTACACATGCTGTACCGACTCCTGCAAGGAACGCTACCGACGTGTCGGTTGGTGTTTGTGGGTGACCCCTTTCAATTGCCAAGTGTGGGGGCTGGGGACGTTTTGCGGGATCTTGCCGCCTCTGATGTGTTTCCTCACACTCACCTCCATGAGATTTTCCGTCAGGAAGGGACATCTGGGATCGTGGTGGCTGCACATGATGTTCATGCCGGTAGGATGCCTGATCTGACACATTCTGACTTCAAGCTCATTGAGGCATACGACGACAAGATAGCTTCGCTGCTTGTCATGCAGATCGCCAAGAGGCTGTATGACAAGAGCGTCAACTTCCAGGTGCTCTCACCTCGCCACGCGGGTGACGCTGGGGTCACCAACCTCAATGAGATGCTGCGCTTGGCGATCAATCCCCCAAGCGGTTCCCGAGCGGAGAGAAATCTGGCAGGGTCCGTCGTCCGCGAAGGTGATCGGATCATGGTGGTCAAAAACGACTATGAGCGGGGGGTGTACAACGGCGATGTGGGGAAGGTGAATAGGATCAACCACAAAACCAAGGAACTCGTGATCCATGTCTTCGCCGAGCCGGGGCAACCCCGACAAGAGATTCGGTACAATCTGAAAGACGGATCGCCCCCTATCCGGCTCGCTTACGCACAGACCATCCACAAAAGCCAAGGGCAGGAGTACGACATTATCGTGGTGCCGATGCTCAAGTCTTTTGGGTGGCAGTTGCAGAGGAACCTCCTTTACACAGCGATTACCCGAGCGAAGCAGCGGGTGCTGATTGTGGGTGAGTCGGAGGCTGTCCGAAAGGCTGTCAAAAACGACAGAGCGAATAAACGCAACACTCATCTTTTGAGACGGTTGTGGGGGGGTCAGTCACTTGCCCTAGCGGGTACTCCGCATGTGGAGGCGTCATGACCGCTCATCCTGAATTGCCGGAAGTGTCTGTGGAAGTTGTTGATTCAATCTTCTCTATGCTCTCGGAGATGGCCGTCCATCTGGATGATGACCCTCTCCAGTTTGGGCCGAAACGATTGAATGGGAAGATCGCGGAAGCGCGGGGGATGCTTACCGAGTGTGAGAGCATTTTCTTGAAGGTGAGTCAATGGCTCCAAAAGTACCGTCGTACTCATCGGACGTTGAACACGGAGATGGATCTTGCCAAGAAGGATCTCTATGCGAATGATCCCGAAGTCCGGGCAGGGAGAAATGTCGCTGATCGTGATGCTCTCGCAACAATGAAGTTGCGGGATCAAGCACAGCAGCTTGCTTTGGTAGCTCAATCTCAGGCTGATCTGGAGGCCGTCCTTACGGTGATCAAGGCGAAGCGGGCTGACCTCAAAGATGTTCAAGCGCGTATCCGAGATCAGATTAAGCTCTGCCATGATGAGATTGGTCTTGGTGCTCGGTGGGGGAGCAGACCTGACCCTGGCACTCAAGCTCCTGATCTCGATGCTTCTCCCAATGTGGACAAGCAGACCCTCAAGGATCTGCATGAGATGTTCACAGGTGATCGTTCTTTGGAGCCGGATCTGGCGGTAGTCGTTGGTTCCTCTGTGGAAGCAGTACATGAGGAGCCTCCTACACTGCCAGAGACGGAGGTAGACGATTCAGCCGCAGACGACCTTTTGAATGCTCTCCCGCAACCAAAAGAGGTTGTTTCACAGTCGATTGACGATCTTTTGGGGGATCTCGATCTTTAGGGGGGGGGAGTTTTTGTCGTGGGCCGGTAATGGTCATCGACGCACTTCATTTCACCGCTCATGTTGAGCACTGACTTACACCTAGCGTCTTAGAGGAGCACAATAATGGATGGTTTTTTGGATTTCACTTTCGGTGAAAATGACGAGAACATCGGAAAGCAGAGCAAGCGTTTCAAAGGGGAAACGGGCCGCTCGTACCGGGCCAGCTTGGTTTGGTTCACCGACTACAAAGAGGACGGCACTCCTGCCGACACCGCAAACATCAAGTTCACGGGTTGCGAGCGAATCTATAAGGACGGGGTGGGGTATGTCATGATTGACAGCAGCAACCGCGTTGCGATGCTTGACTTGCTCAAGGAGCAGCCCAAGCAGCAGATTGCTACAGTCCTTTGTATTTGGCCTTGCGCTAAGGACGGAGAACTTGATGTTGCCTCCTACAAGAATGGCAAGGGTTGGAAGGTTCAGCCTTGGACCCACTCCCCTGACAAGTACAAGACGGTTGGCCAGAACAACAAGCGTTTCCCTCTGACCAAACATGATCTCACTATCAATTGCATTGACGGTAAATACCAGAAGATGACCTTCACGCCCGAGGGCGAGAGTCTTTTGCTCAAATACCTGGAAGCAAAAAATGAGGATTTGCGGGCGGTTGGTAGGAAGATCCTTGGGGAAGCCCGTCAGGTGGCAGGGGACATCCACAATGTTCTTGCACGACGGTACACCGTGGACGAGGTCCGTGAGAAGCTGGGAGGCGAGCCTTCCAGCCCGACTGGTAACCATGCGTCGAAGGATGTGGATTCGATGTTGGACGACATTGGAATCTAGTCCGATGGAGACTCAAACACCCCTGGATGATGCGCCTTTCCGGTGCCCCATTCGGGGGTGTTTCGGTAGTTTGGCATGAGAGTCCTCGGATTCGACCCTTCGTTGACGAACTTCGGGTGGGCCATCCACGACAACTCGTTCCCGGTGGGTGACCCCCGCCGATGCGAGGCTCGTGGGAGGTTTCAGACCAAGGCCAAGATGGAGTTCGTCACCCGCTACATGTTCATGCGCGACTCGCTGCGTGCTCTGATTCAAGAGCACAAACCCGACCGGGTGGGGGTCGAGTACCCGATTATGAACGCCATGTATTCGGAAGGGATGTGGGGTCTGTTCCTTTATTCATGTGAAGCCTTCCGTGCCGAGTTCATGGACGTGGTGTTCTGGTCCCCCCTGCAAGTCAAGGCCCATGCTCGTGACACCCTCGACCGCCCCAAAGGATGGCCGATGGACAAGGTGGACATGTGTGATGCAGCCAAGCTGGATGTGGGTGGTGGTCGATGGAACCACAACGAGGCTGACGCCTATTTGGTGGCCGTCCTTTCGGGGCGGTTTTGGGAGTTTTACGATGAGCGGGTTGCGGAGGGGGATTTGACTCCAACCGAAGCTCGGTATTTCACCAAGGTTCACACCTTCATCAGAGGGAAGCGGGCCGGAAAGACAATCAAGAAGGGTGTGATCCACCGAGAGTCGGATCGCTTCTTCGTGTGGTCCCGACTTCGGGACGAGGAGATCAACGATGGCGAGAGCGAAAAAGAGTGAGGAGGGCGGCAGCGCAGCCCTTGCAGGAGCAGTCAGCCCTCTGGATGCTTGTACCGCATTCCTGAAGAAGAAGAAAGGTAAGGAGTTCACCGACATTATGGTGGCGATGGACGATGACACGGTGAAAGAATCTCTGCCTCACATCTCCAGTGGCAGCATCGTCATCGACCACCTCATTGGAGGGGAGAAAAACACGTTCGGAGTCTCCCCCTGTCCGGGCTTCCCGCGATGCAAGGTCACACAAATCTGGGGGCATGAGTCGTCAGGCAAGACCACCCTGTGTCTGGAAGCAGTGGTTCAGTGCTGCGCCGACGGAGGCACGGCAGTTTACATTGACTGGGAGAACGACATCGTTCCCGACTATGCCGCTGCTCTCGGCGTTCCCATCACGGACCCTTCAAAGTTCATATTGCTTCAGCCGGACACGTTGGAGGACGGGATCAAATACGCGATGGCTTACGCCACGGCGGGTGTGGATCTCATCATCTTCGACTCCGTGGGCGCGGCTGTCCCACGTCGCATCGCAGAGCGTGACGCTCTTGAGGTCGCGGAACAAGGCAAGGTCGCTGAACTTCAGAGCGTGTGGTCACAGGAACTCCCCAATATCAAGGGCACCATCGCCCGCAGTGGAAGCGCCGTCGTTGGGATCAGTCAGATTCGTTCAACGCTGGCGACGATGCCTGGAGCCAAAAAAACCCAACCTCAAGGCGGCAATGGCTGGAAGTTCTACTCCGCAGTGCGGCTGGAGTTGCGTCGTGTCAAGAACGAAAAGGCTCGTGAGCACAATGTCCTGACGCACAAGACAGACGAGCGCGTGGTTGGTGGGATCATCAAGGTCACAACTATGAAATGCAAGGTCAGTCGCTCACAGGGACGTGAAGAAATCTTCTACATCCGGTGGGGTGAGGGCATCGACAACGTGCGGACGATCATCGAGATCGCCAAAGCGCACGGAATCATCAAGGGGTCTAGTTGGATGACGTGGGCGGATTGCCCGGACGGCCCTCTCAGAATCCAAGGCAATGAAAAAATGAGGAAGCACTTTCTGGAAAATAGGGAGCACTTTGAGGCGTTGTCGGCACGGGTAATGCCATTCCTTGGTGCGGGGACTACCGACCACTTCGTTGATGAAGTTGACCCCGACGACTCTGAACTCGATGCCATCTTTGATGAGCCGAAAAAGTCGAAGGTGTCTGACCTCGATGGTGATTCTGATGGGTGAAACGGTAGATGAACACCTCTGGCGAGAGTGCATTGATGGGCGTCGTTCGATCCGTGTCTTACGGTACGAGGAGCCAGAGATCATTGAACCTTTGGCACTGGTCCGGGGCAAGACCTCTGTTTTCGTCCATTGTCGTCTCATAAAAGGAGATGGATTTACTTTTCGGAACTTTGGTCTTAGGTGTCAATTCAAACAGGTGGATGTGTTGGAGCCTGGCAGCCGATCCTCGCATCCGTGGGATTGGAAGGTGGGATCTTCTCCCGCTCCCGGCGTCACCGTGTTGTATACGGGGGTCAACGATCCTCCTGTTTCCGGTACATCGGAGTGAGGTGATCTATGGCCGTCAAAGTCCGAGTACAGAATTTTCAGTCCATTGAGGACGTTACCGTGGTGATTGACGGGCTGACCGTCATCACCGGGACGAATAATAGCGGCAAGACGGCGTTTATGCGGGCTGTCCGAGGAGTGTTCACTAACTCTCCGGCTGGTCCCTTGGTGCGTCATGGCTGTGCTCACCTTACGGTGACGTTGACCTTTGCTGATGGAACAGAGATCATTTGGGAAAAGGGTTGGGAGAAACCCGGTCAGAAAGGCAAGACTGTCAATCGCTACACCCTCAACGGCAAGCGACTTTCAGGCGTGGGTCGCGGTGTACCTCCTGAGATTGAGTCTTTAGGTGTGCGTGAGATCCAAGCTGCTTCTGATCGTGTGTGGCCACAGATTGCAGATCAGTTTACCGGGTCGTTGTTTTTGGTGAATAGACCCGGCTCTGCGATTGCGGAGGCTCTTTCAGATGTGGAACGTGTGGGCAAGCTGTCGTCGGCGCTCAAAGCATCAGAGAAAGACCGACGATCAGCTAACGATGAACTCAAGATCCGTCGTAAGGACGTGGCGACACATGAGAAGTCAGTCGCAGTGTTTGATGGACTCGACACCGTGGCGGCCCAGGTTCGGGGTTTGGCAGACACCCGTGATGAGATCACGAAGCTGCTCCTAAAACAGAATGTCCTTACGGAGTTGAGGACTCGACTACAGACTACGAGGGACAACGCAGAAACCCTTGCAGGATTTGACCCAGATGTGATCCCAGATTCGGCCCGAGCGGAGAAGCTGGCGAAGGCAGTGGTCAAGGTCACGGGTTTTCGAGATCAATACGGTCATGCAAAAGAGGAGGTAGCAACCCTTGCTGGGTTCACCTCTGTCTCGGTGCCTGATGCCAGTGAAGTGCAAGGCCAACAGACCCGGCTTGAGGAAATTCGCAATCTGGATCGGAAGCGGAGGCGGCTACAAGATGCAGTGCAAACGTATTCGGGTCTGGGCGATCTTGACTTTCCCGATACCGCGAAGATTGTCAAGATTCAAGCCTGTATAGACAAGGTGAGGACTCTCCGTAGGCGGCGTCTCTCTGCCAACACGGACTTCACCACCGCCTCTACCGAGGCCAAGCACAACGCGAAGATGCTGGCCGAAGCAGAGGCAAACGTCATCCAACTCCTGGGGGACCGGGGGCTATGTCCGACCTGCAATACCATCCATGAGGGAGAAGCTCATGTCTAACGACCAACCTAGCCTTTTTGATTTGTTCGGTGCTCGTGTACGGGGTCCTGTCGGCGCACCTTTCACCCCTGGATCAACAACATCTCGGGAGGCAGCCGAATCGGTGGCTGAGGTTGCGGGTCGGTTGCGGCGCAGGGTGTACGCACACATTGTGGAGTGTGGAGAGGCGGGCACCACAGATGATGCTGCCGAAGTGGTTTTGGATATGAAGCACACCACCTATACAGCACGTCGCGGTGAACTCGTGAAGCAAGGGTTGGTGCGTGACAGCGGCAACACAGCCAAGACACGCTCAGGTCGAAATGCTGTGTTGTGGGTCATGGTGCCAGGAGATGAGATTGAAGCTGCCAAGAAAGCGTATCAGGCGCAGGAATCACGGCGGACTTTGATGCGAGCGGCGATGAGCAAGATCAAGGAGATGGCTGACGATGAGTTGGAGGATTTTATCTCTTCTGATGAAACCTCCGATGAAGATGCCTTTCTTGATTTGTTCGGGGAATAGGGGGTCACTCCGCTACCCGTTCCCGGTACATAAGGGCACGGAGGCTTCACATGCTTGACCCGATCACTTGCCGGTTCTGCTCCTCGACCAACTGCGAGCACGGCGACCACTGCGAAGACTGCGGGTGCCCCAAGTGCGGGATGCCCGGTGCTCGCTTCACCGAATCCGACGGCAACGTCCGTGGCTTCTGCTACGACTGCGAGTGGGAAGCGGTGCTCGGTGCCTACAAGGCATGGAAGGCTCGGCAGCCGGTGAAGACGACGGAGCAGATGCGCCGTCAGGTGTTGGGTTGGCTGGGTGCTGACCTGCCCCCCGACGACGAGGTTGGCCCCATGATCATCGGGGGTGTGGAATGAAACCACAAGTGCTACTCGACTTCTGGTCGGTCACTTGGATCAAGTGAATGGCCCGGATCTACCACGATGAACACAATGACAAGGGCGAGCGGGCATTGGTCTGGATCGTCTGCGATGACTGCGGCAAGAAAGCCAAGCCCGGTGACCCGGAGATGTTGGCGAACTGGATCAAGATGGGCTTTCACAGCGGTCGCGCTGGCGATCCATCGAACCTAGACGAGTGGGTTTACTGCGGAACCTGCAAACAGGAGCACACATGAGCAACCAACCCCTCAACATGGTCCGACTTCGACTTGACGTGGAGTCGATGCGGCACTCGGTCGTTCACGCTCTGATTGACCATCAGGGTGAGATTCAGAAGCAGGTCGAAGCAGAAATCACGGAACTCGTGACCAACGGCCACCTGGAGCACAAGATCAAGGAGTCGGTACGCCATCACCTCGACATGGCTATCAGCGAAGCCGTGAAGCACGCGATGTCGTCGTGGATCCGCGAGTCGCCCACGGTCAAGCAGGCGATTCAGAACGCCGTGACGGATGCTTTGTGGCAGACGGAGAAGAAACCATGATGGACACGAAGGCAGAGATGGATCTGATCCGCCAGAAGATCATGGCCGGACTCGGAGTTAGTGGGGAGATGCTGAACGGCCCGACGACCTATGCCACGTCGAGCATCAGCGCGTGGATGGTCGAGGCGTCTAAGTCCAAGATGATTACTGGACAGTTGACCCGCGACGAGTACATCAAGGCGAACCTTGCTTCGGAGATGCGGAAGCATCGGGGCAAGAAGCGGCTCCGCAAGAAGAAAGCGAAGCGTGCCCTTCGGATGCGGTGGGGCTTCATGCAGATGGGTCGCTTGCTCGCTTCACGGAGGGTCAACTACTCGGAGATCGGTCGCAAGCTGGTCGTGGTCGATCCGCCGCCCATGTCTTCGAGCATAATCTACGACAGTGGCATCGACATTGCTGACGTGGTGACCGGGGGCAACGATGAATGAGACAACTAGGAGGCAAACATGCCCGGATTTTTCATGATCGACAAAGGCACCAACGTGGAGACGCTGAGGCGCACTCTATGCCGCCTGCCAATGGTGGGGGAGGTCGCTATCTTCCCCTGCGACGAGACCGGGCTTCAGGTCGTTGGTGGCGCTGAAGCGGAGGCGCTACTTGTGCGGTGCGATGGAAACGCTGACTTCGCCAAGTTCGCCTGCGAATCGCAGGGTTATGCGCGGGTTCTCCCTTCACCTTGGGTGGGTGATGAGTGACCCCGCATACCTCATCCTCAACGGCCCACATCGGGGTATGAAGCAGCAGGCCATCAATGGCCCAGTGCTACGTCTGGAGAATAACGGGATCGAGGACTTGTGGGAGATGCCCCGAGTCATCACCTACACGCTTCAGACGCTTGCCGTTGCAGACGACGGCACACAGAAGTCTCACTCTTTCTGGCTGACCGAGGACACGAAGCAGAGCGCCATCACAATGGTTGACCTGCTGGTTGACCTTGCAGGGGAGGTGAACGATGGCTAATCGACTCAACAAGTGTCCAGCGTGCGGTGCCCTCCAGTACACGGACATCGTGGTGAAGGCCCACAACCCCGACACCACGGACATGAACATGCGGGCGACCCTCCGGTGCGGCGGTCCCGTTCCTGACGTGGTTTGGAAGGGCACGGTTCTGGAAGCCGCCCACGAGGTCGAAGGCTGCGGCCACGAGTGGGAGGGCCGGGTCACGTCCCCCCATCACCGCCGAGGACGCGAAAGAGGGGAATACATCTGATGCGTAAGATTTTCATGAACGTCGAGGACTACCTCGACATCGTGATGTACGGCAACCCCGAATACGAAGGTCTGTCCGAAGAAGCCCCTCGCTCCCCCGGCAGTATCGCAGAACTCCTCCGAGAGTTGGAACAGGGGGGTCATCTTCCACTCGATTCCGGTAAAGAGGGGGAGGAGGAAACACCATGAGCATGAGCATCAACGATGACGTATTCACCTTGTTTGGTGGTGACGATGGCCTCGGTGTTGAGATTCAACCCGTCACCCCTGTGCGAATGAAGGGCAGCAAGGAACAAGGGTTTGAGGCGTTCCACCTCGCCAACCCTCACGTCTACAAGTCCGTCGTCGCTGTCTCCCTTGACCTCAAGGAGCGAGGGTTCCGCAAGGGTGGCATGAAGATGGTCTTTGAGCGTCTGCGATGGCTCTACGCCATCCAGACGGTTGGGGAGGACTACAAACTCAACAACAACTACACGGCCTACTACGCCCGTCTCGTGATGGAAACGGTGCCCGACCTCGATGGGTTCTTTGAGACGCGGTTGCGCCAAGGGCAGGATCCTTACGTCCCCGATCTTGAGACGTTGGGGTTCCCATCGAAGGGAGAGGAAACACCATGAGCATCAACCTCGTCTGGCGCACAGACGTTCACCTGTCCGACCGCGCACCGTCCTCAAGAACCGACGACTGGGCTGACACCGTGTTCGACAAGCTGGGGCAGGTCCGTGATCTCGCACGCGAGGTCAACGCCGCTGCGATCCTCGACGGCGGTGACTTCTTCCACATCAAGTCCCCGACCCGGAACAGCCACGCGCTCGTTCACCGGACGGCAGAGCACCACGCGGACTACCCGTGCCCGGTCTACTGCACGCCGGGGAACCACGACTCCGTGTACGGCGACTACTCATTCCTGCCCCAGCAGCCGTTGGGCGTCCTGTTCTCAACAGGGGTCTACAAGCGGCTCTACGATGAGCACGAGGCTGTGTTCACCCACGAGGGGGTCACCGTCCGCGTAGTGGGCATTCCGTACCACGGCACCACCTACGACATGGAACGGTTCACCAGCATCGTGAAGGGCGACGAAGACGTTCTGATCTGCGTTGCTCATGTTCTCGCCAGCCACAGAGGCGGCACCATGTTTGAAGGCGAGGACATCGTGAAGTATGCCGACCTCGTGGACACAGCCCCCGACGTGTACATGTTCGGCCACTGGCACAAGAACCAAGGCGTCGAGGAGATCGGCGGCAAGCAGTTCGTGAACATCGGCTCCCTGACCCGTGGCTCGCTCTCGCAGGACAACCTCGACCGGGTGCCCGCTGCGGCGGTGCTTCGCTGCACCAGCGATGGGGTCAAGGTCGAGGTTGTGCCACTCAACGTCCGTCCCGCCGAGGACGTGTTCGACGTGGAGGGCCGCGAGCGGCAGGTCAAGCGCCAAGTGGAGATGGATTCGTTCGTCACCGCGATCCGCGATGCGCTCCAACCTCCCGAGGACGGTGAGACGCTGGCCGAAGCCGTGACGGGCATGGACAACGTGCCCAACGAGATCCGCGAGCGGGCGTTGGCCTACTTGGAGCAGGCGTGAAGCTGCGTCTGTTGCGCGGCAATCAGCTATTCGATGTGGGTGCGGCGGGAGAACCGACGCCAGCGGGTACGGTGCTCCCTGCAAAGGAACGCTCGATGAATAAGGACTCAACCCTCTATTGGTCGCATCTCGCGGCCTACGAGAAATGCCCGCAGATGTTCCTGTGGAACAAGGGGTGGGATGGGATTGATCTCGGATACGGTCCTGGCTATCCAATGCCCCGCCCACAGGACGACTCCAAGCACCATGCCGTCATGGGCATCGCCATTCAGTACGCGGTCGAGAAGATGTACAACGACGAGTTGTACCGCGACCCGAAGAACCTCCTTACCGTCATGCTCCAGATTGGCGAGAAGGAGTTTGCTCGTCAGGAAGCGAAGCCCCGAAACAACATCGACTACGGTAAGGCCCGCATGGCCCGCGAGGACATGCTGGACATCGTTCGTGATGGGATCACGGGCTACCTCGCCACGATGAAGGCTCACAGATTTCTCGGACCTTATGCGAAGGCCGAGGTCAACTTGCTTGCTTGGATCGACAAGTGGAACCCCATCGGCGGTCGAGCCGACACCATCGTGCGCCGGGACGACACCGGGATCACGATCATCGACGGCAAGAACACCAAGTGGAAGATGAAGTACACCGACCCAGATCAGTTGCGCTGGTATGCGCTGCTGTTCAAGTTGGCATACCGTCAGATGCCTGATCGGCTTGCTTATGTCTGGTATCGGTTTCCCCACGGCAAGAAGTCTCACGCTGAGGACGGCTCCGAGTTCATTGAAACCGGGGTCGAGTGGGTCGAGTTTGATGAGGATGATTTGAAGGGGTTGGCCCAGCGTGCTCTCGACGCCAAGAAGGCGATGTGGAAGGGCAAGTTCGCCCCTACGCCCAGCCCCAAGACCTGTCGGTTCTGTGATTTTGAGTCGATTTGTGATGCTCGAAAGGAGCAGAGGCAGGCGAACGCCGCGAAGCGTGGTCGGAAAAGTAAGATAGAAGCTATCACCGAAGGCGATGGCTTCGTTGATCTTACTCTTTGAGGCTTAACGGGGGGTGTTTGTTTGTTGTGTCGGGTACTTCCTGACATTGAGAGGGAGCGCACATGAGTGATTTGGATGATCGGTTGAACAAAGCTGTGATTCTCCGTGATAGATTGGCCGGGGAAGCGCAACGTATTGCGGGTCGAAAAGAAGCTGCGGAAAAGGCTCTAAAAGAGGTCGAGGACGAAATCCGTTCCAAGAACCTTGATCCTGACACCCTTGATGCAACCCTCACTACTTTGACGGAAGCCTATGAGACTTCCGTGGCGGCTTTCATTGATGAGGTCGCCAAAGCCAAAGAAGCTCTCTCACCTTTTACGGAGAACCAGCTATGAAAATCGAAGTCGCTAAGAGCGATCTTGAGGTCGCTCTCAAGGTCGTATCCACTACAGTCGGATCAGGGTCCGACCTGTCCGCTCATTACCTTTTTCGCATCCATGAAGATCAGACCGAGGTGCTGTCCTCTTACATGCGTGTCTTTTCTCGGAGTTCCTTTACATCTAATACCGATGGTGAGGATGGTGATGCGTTCACCGTCGAGGCATGGCGGCTGGACAAATGGATCTCCTCTGTCGGGGACGGTGTTCTCACCCTTGCATCTGACGAGAATGGGGAAGTCATTGCCAAGGGTCCGCGCAGTCGGATCAAGCTGCGGTCCTTGGACTCTTCCAGGTTCCCTTTCTGGGATGGTCTTCTCTCCAATGCCGAGTCGATGGGTGAGATCGATCCCGGTGTTCTGCACCGAGCGATTAGCTTGAGCAAAAACTTCGTTTCGACCGACGATACTCAGCGCCCCAATATCTGCCAGATCGAAGCAAACGAAGGCAATTTGATGGCCACTAACCGACAGGTTTTGTCTAGTGTGAGGGTTTGTGATCTCAGTAATTTGAGCCTTCGCATCCCTACACTGGACATCGGCACGGTGCTCAAGTTCCTGGGAGACAAGACTACACAGGAAGGGGTGGTTGACGTGTTGGAGGCTTCGCGCCCTGATGGGGGTGGGGAAGCGGCGTTGGTGGTAATGCGGCCTGACGGGTCGTATATCGGAGTGTCACGTCCTACATTGGCGATGCCTCGACTTCCCGTTGAAGTCGAGAGCACGGACATCACCCTCACACTGGATGTCGCTGAGTTCCGAGGAGCTATCGACGTACTGCTTGCTTCGGCACCCAAAGGCCATGAGATCGTGAGGTTCTCATCGGTGGATGATGCGTTGGTGCTCTCAATGTCGTCCGATGCAGGAGGCGAAGACGAGTATCCGTTGATCACTTCAACAGCGACCGGTTTGGGGGATGTGACGTTTTCCTTGACTCATTCTTACATTGGTGCGATTTCAGACCATTTTGATCTCGACACCCTTTCTTTGGGTGTTCATCAAAGAGGTCAGGGTGGGTATGTTTCCTTTGTTCATCAAGACGAAGGTGCAACGGAGGATTCCGGTAATCATTACCATACGGTGATTGTGTGGAGAGCTTGACCCCCAGCTACGATGCTCTGTGCCTAGAGTTGGCACGAACGGAAGCCTTGCGCGACTCTGCTCAAAAGGCTCTGTCCGATGCTAACCGTCAGGTCATGGTCTTGGAGGTAGAGGTAGAGATACTCGACCGGGTAGCTGACCTGTTCCGCACGCTCATCGACCGGGAGGTGGTGGATAATGCCAAGACCGTCGAGAGTCTACTGACCGAGGGGTTGCAAGCTATCTTCGATGACCTCGACCTCTCTGTGCGGTCAGAGATTGACATCCAGCGAGGCAAGGTCGCCGTGGACTTGATCACGGTGCAGAAGCAAGAGGACGGCACTACGACTGAAGGGTCCAGTACGGATGCTTACGGCGGTTCTGTGACTACGGTTCAGTCAGTCTTGCTTCGTATTGTTGTACTCAATCGACGTGGTTTGCGTCCGTTGCTCTTGCTGGACGAGTCTTTGGCGGCGGTGAGTGAGCACTACGTTCCTCGGGTCGGGCAGTTTCTCTCAACTCTCGCAGATAGGATGGGTCTGGATGTGTTGGCTGTGAGCCACAACCCGGCGTTGGTTGAAGCTGCAACCAACGCTTATCGAATCAACAAGAAGGACGGCAAAGCCTCTTTTCGGCAAATCGGGAAGGCGCAGCATTGATGCGTGATATGGGTGCCATACGTCAGAAACTCAAACAGGCGCAGTATCGGCATCTGAAGCGGGTTCTCTGTGAGAGGTTCCCCTCCAATGAGGAGTGGCCTCGGGAAGAGGTTGAGAAAATCAAATCCGAGCACCGGACGTTTTTCGCTACTGCATCTCTTGCAGCCATTGCTAGAGACTTTCCTGATGTAGCGGCTCTGATGTGGGTGTTAGAGGACCAGCCAGATCAACCACTGGTGATCAATGGGACGTTGGTGGGCCGGATAGGTGGCGTTATGATTTGGGCTGACACGAATGAGGATGCAGATCATGCTCGGTGTCTGATTGACCGCATTGTAGATGCCGCAACCTCCCCCACGACACTCCCCGAGCCAATTCAAAAGTCTTGGTGGCAGAGGTGGTTGTTCGGATGAACCCCAACCTACTTACGGTAATTACCGTCGCAACCACTCGTATCCCCCTTATGATGGATGGGGTTGCAGTACCCCGCAAAGAGGGGCCTTTCTTGATTACGTCAAGTAAGTCGCTCTTGTGGGTTGAAGATGCGTTTGGGGATGGGTTCTTACGGTTGGCTGTGCGACAAGTGCCTCTTGTGGATTTGTTTCGGGCTTTGGTGGAATCCATCGCAGAGGTGGGTGCCAAGAGGTCTTGGGGGAATGTCCTACCTGCCACAAAAGAAGGGGTGTTGGAGGGGTTGTCTCACCTGCATTACTACGATCTCAGAGATGTGTCGCTGCTTTACGGGGCTGATTTTGACATCGGGGTGGCCGCTGATCTCCCTCGTGTTCCAGCAGATTGGCTCCCCCCCTCATGGGCGGTCCTCGTCCCTGACAGGGACTTCGTCGGAACCGCCTTCACCTTCAATGAAGGTCGTGTGGGAGCGGTTGTTCATAATCCTTCGCGGGGTGTAGTCGTACTTCGGTGTAAAGGGGGGTTGTTGGCTGATGTGGTCGGGTAAACCAACCCATGAAAGACTGGCTTGCTTCTGCCCTGCTAGAGTCCGCTGACTCCATTCCCGAAGATGCCGAAGGGCATGTTCTGGGGCGTGGTTTGCCTTACGCTTTAGTTTCCGAGATGAGAGTGGGTGTGTGGAAGTGTCCACAAGACCCGTGCCCGGATGCTTCCTTTACCAAGAGGTATGGAGAGTTTGGTCAGCGGGTGGAGGGGTGGCTCAGCTTCCCGCTATGGTCCCCTCGGGGTCATATCATCGGTGTTGAGTTTCGGTCCTGGGAGTATGGGGATTCTCACGAACCTCAAAAGTTCTACTTGCCAGACTCCGGGTGGTTGCCGGTATTCGTCGGCATGGTTCCTTCTGCTTTCCATCGGATTTGGGACGGAGGTGATGTCTGGTTGGTCGAGGGGTGGTCTGACCTAGCGGTGGCTCATGTGATTCCAGAGGAGGCTACGGGATTAGCGAATGGAGGGGCCAAGATCACTTCTCAGCAAGTTGCTTTTCTTTCGCGCTTCTTGTCACCGCGTGCCCGAGTACACGTCTGTTTCGATATGGATGAGACAGGTCAGAAAATGGCTCGTGGATACACTCATCCCGAGACAGGCAAACGGGTCTGGGGGGTTGTCGAACGACTTGAGCGGGCGGGAGTAAAGGCACGGGTAGTCGTTTACCGGGGAGGGAAAGACCCTGGAGAAATCTGGGAGAAATCCGGCACTCCTGCATTACGGAATGCCTTGGCCCTGTGAAGGGGGGTTCTAACCGTCCTTGGCGGGTATCACACAACACTAAAGAGAGGTTCTGAAATGGCAGTCGATATTTGGAAAGCCCCCGATGATGTCCACGACAAGGTGCGAGAGTTGATTGGGCAACACCACCCTGACCTCGCTCTCATTGTGGACGAGATCATCGTGGTGTTTCGTGGGAAGGCTGGCAAGTCTGGGGGGCAGGTTGTTCTCGGAAACAGCAAGAAGGTCGCGGCGTTGGCCAATGCTATAGGCAACACTGACTTCAAGTTTGTGTTGGAGGTCGCGGCAGATCAGTGGGATCAAGAGTTGACATCCAAGCAACGAGATGCCTTGTTGGACCATCTTCTCACTGCTTGTCGGTGTGAGGAAGACCCCAAGAGCGGCGATCTCAAGTGCTCGGTCGCAAAACCGGACATCATGGCTTTTCGTGAGAACATTGACCGGTACGGTATGTGGTTCCCCAGAGAAGAGAGTGAAGAGGACCCTTCACCGGTCGAGGAAATGTTCGGGACGGGTGAGTGATGTGGGGGTTGGATGTGATTCGCCATATCAATAGAAAAGCCGCTTCTCGGGCACAAACGCAAGAATTGGTGCCTTTTCGTGTAGTTTCGGAGAGTCAGATCCATAGTTGGCCTCCTTTCCCGTTCCCGCATCTTGGATATGCGTGCGAAGAGGTGGATTTTGACCACAAGCGTCTGGAAACGGTGTTTGTGGATTCATCCAGGTTCGGCGCAGAGGGTGAACCTGCTTTGACGGTGGATGCGTTCAAAGCACGGCTCTGTTCGTTGCTCCGTGAACACGGCCCCCTCCTCTGTGCAGTAGAGGAGCAGGGGCAATTCCAGGTGTACATTGCCGTCTGGAGATCCGGTGGCCTTTGATACCAAGTACCGACCTCAGACGTATGGAGACGTGCTTGGACAAGATGCGGCGGTTGCTGTGCTCCAGCAGTTTGTGGTTGAGGGTCGGGGTTATCACCAATCCTACGTCTTCTGCGGACAACACGGCTCTGGCAAGACCACCCTTGGGAGGATTCTTGCCAGAGCCTTGTTGTGCTCGTCTGCGGTGGACGGGGCACCTTGCGATGAATGTGAGTCGTGTCTACTCCTCCTGCGTGGGGGAACGCACGAATGTTTTGTGGAGTTGGACGCCGCGACTAAGAGCGGCAAGTCCGATATCGCCCGTATCCTCGAAGACCTGTCCTACTCCACGGTGAGCGGGAAACGGCGCATCTATCTCTTTGATGAGTGCTTCACGGAGGACACTGTTCTCCTCACCCGCGATGGATTCCGGTCCATCCGTGATCTGGTTGAGGTGCGGTTCTCAGGTGAGGTGTTGTCCTTCGACACGGAATCCGGCCAGAGGGTCTGGCGTCCCGTGACGGACTGGTTCGACCTTGGGGATCGTGAGGTCATCACTCTGGAGTTCGACAACGGTGTGGAGATCACGGTCACCACGAATCAGGAGGTTTACACGACCAACCGAGGCTGGGTGGAAGCCTGCCGGTTGACGGAGGACGATGATGTGGAGGAGGTTTGGTTCCAGCGGTTGATGGACGGGCTTTAGTCATGTATCATACGCCAGAACCCCAACCCGGTGTTATCATGGTCGAAGGATCTCCTGAGATGGTCGAGTGCGCGTGTGGGTGTGGCACCCTCATCACCCGAAAGGGGAAGAACGGAAAGCCTCGCAAGTATTTACGGGGGCATCAGACCAGAGGCCGCAAGAAGGTAGACCGATCTTCTGAGGCATATTGGGAGAACCGGGTCCGGCGCATGAACACCTCTGCCCCCCTCTGCCGATGCGGTTGTGGTGACCCTGTTGCGGTCACTGTTTCTTGGCTCAGGCAGGCGTCGGAAAATGGAACTCGCCCTGTATGGCGACCGAAGTATGTGGAAGGCCACATGCCACAAGTCCCTTGCGGTTGCGGTTGTGGAACCCTTGTGGACATCCTCGATGTTCGGGGGCAACCTCGGTCCTGTGTCCCCTCACATGCGGGAAGGCTGTCAACCCCACCTGAGAAGGTAGATTGGGAATCCCGCACCTCTGAGTGGAACCAGAACGCCCCAGACTGCGCTTGCGGGTGTGAAAAACCTCTGGTTCGTACTGTGGGCCAAATGCGAGCATACCTTTCTGACCCTGGCTATCTGCCGGGGCATAACCAGAGGAAAGCGTGCGTCCTCCACATGACCCCAGAGGAGGAATCTTTCATCTATGGTTCCTTGCTGGGGGATGGTTGTCTGACCCGCCCTACCACAGGCACACCTCGATTCATGTTCACACACGGGGCACCACAGAAGGCGTATGCCGAACACAAGATTGAAGTCTTGTCGAGGTTTGGTGCTTCGTTGAGTCGCGTGGAGAGTGCTGGGTTTGGTGACCTTTCATACCAAGGCCGCACCAGTTGTATGCCCATCTTTGAGGGTGTTTGGGACGTGGTGCGCCACGACGGCAAGAAGCAGGTCAACTCTGAATGGTTGTCCAAGGTGGACCCCCGAGGTTTGGCCTACTGGTTCATGGACGACGGGTCGGTGCAGCGAAACCGCCACAACAAGAACCGAGGTCAGGTTTACAACGCGGCTCTCCATACGGAAGGGTTCTCGGAGCAGGAGAATCATCTCCTGTCTGATTTTCTGTTCGTTGAGTACGGGGTCGAGGCACAAGTGAAGCCGACCAGATGCTATTTCTACCTCTACATTCCCCGCAAGGGTGCTGACCGACTGCTGGAGATTGTGGGGCCTTACTTGCACGCTTCGATGGCATACAAGGGGGTCATGTGGCTCGACTGATCCGAAAGTCCGAACCTTTCCGTGCTCCCGTGTACGATGTGGCCGTGGAGGGCACCCATTCCTTCTTCGCGGCGTCGGGTCCATCCCCGGATCACGGCATCCTCGCTCACAACTGTCACCGCCTCAGTAAGAACGCTCTCGATGCTCTTTTGAAGCCAATGGAGGACAGCGTTCCCGGTTCCGAGGACAAGCGGTTGGTCTGCATTTTTTGCACGACCGAGCCGGAGAAGATGGTCAGCACTATCTTCTCTCGGTGTGCTCCTGCGTTTGTGATCCGGTCGGCCCCCCTGGAAGCTATCGCCGCACGGCTTGCGTTCATCTGTGGTCAGGAAAACATCTCATACGAGGACGATGCTTTGATGTTGGCTGCGGAGCAGTCAGGGTCGCATATTCGGGATGCGATCAAGATGGTTGAAGGCGTTTCAATGATGGGGGGCGTCACCCGAGAAAACGCCTCCAAGTACCTGCATCTTGATGCCAATGACACTGTGCTTGATTTGTTGGAGGCATTGGAGTCTGATCTGCCACAGGCAGTGAGTCATGCAATGGCATTATCTCAAAAGATGAGTCCGTCAGGTGCTTATGGTCGCTTAGCGGAAGCGGCCATGTTGATTTATCAGGTGCATCTTGGTGTCACCAAGGTTCCTATGAAGTGGGATACGGAGCGGGTTTCAACCCTTGCGTCTGAGGGAGCTACATGGCTCAATGTCGCCCAACGGTTTGCAGCCCCTCCACATCGACCGACGCATCAAACCTTGGTTCTGGACACAGCTACAGTTCACCATCTCTACGGAATGGGCACACTGACAGCCCCACAAGTCGTGATTTCTGCGAAAAATGCGACCAACGGCTCCTCTTCATCAGAAGTGGGTATCATTCCGCATGTTGATCCCCAACCGAAAGCATTGGCGCAATTTCATACTCGAAGCGGAGTATACGTTGATCCTCGTGCTATTGGTCAAGGCCCTCCTGATCGGAGCATTGAAACTACCTCTACCGAAGAATCTATGTCTAACACGATTAGCCCAACAACCTTTCGTGAGTTGGTTCGTCATCATTTGCAGGGGTTGAGGAGTGGACGAACGCGATGAATTGACGTGGTTAGTAATGGAGTTGACTCCGCAGGGGGAGTCCGCAGCGGAGGAGGGCGTTCTTGCTTCGCTTTTGATGAACCAAAGTAAAATCCCTTCGGACCATCCTATCTTTGTCCCATGTGTGACGTACACCCATAAAGGCTCACGCTCCGTGTTGTCAGTAATGGAGGGATATGCTTTTTTGGCTTCCGGTTTGGATGGTGCTTCTTTACGGAGTTTGAAAGGGAGTCCTTGGGTGAGGCGGCTCCTTACGCGAGGGAGTGGGATTCACCGGGCATTGGAAACGGTCCCGGATGCCAATGTTCGTGAGCTTCGTCATCGTCTTGGTCAGATGGTAGGGTCCGAAATTGAAGAAAAAATGAAAGTGCGTGTCGTTGCAGGTCCACTGCTTGGTATAGTCGGACAAGTAGTAGAGGTTGATGGTAACCAAGCCTCGGTTTTGGTTGAAATGAGATCGCTCCACGCGATCAAGGATTTTCCTCGCTTTCTGCTCCACCCGGTAGGTGACGATGAGTAGTTTTTATTGGTCCACCCATATTGTTTTGGACCCTTCTGATATGGAGCGCATGTTCTCCAACGAGGATGGGATTTCTTTTTACCCTAGTGCCCACGAGGAGTTATCTGACGAATCAAAGGTCGAGATGGCTCATGTCAAGGGTATTTTGGACCGGATTCCGGCTCGTGAGGCTGATTTCATTGAGCTTTACTTTTTCAATCGGGTGCGGCAGACCACGATAGCGGAGCTTTTCAACATATCTCAGCCCACTGTTTGTTATCGACTTCAGCGTGCAGCGGAGCGGCTGAAATATCTGATTGACATGCCCGTCCATGATCCCTGGCTGATGGAGCAGGATCTTCGTGGTGTCCTAACGGATGAAAAGGACATCCACATTATGATGGGGGTGGCCCGAACCACTTGTCAGTCTGAAGTGGCTCAGGAGCTTGGCGTCACACAGGGCTTCGTTCGACATCGGTATCTTCGCACCATTGATCGTCTCAAACAGATGAGAGATATGGAAAGGTACGTCGCAGTTTTTGAGCACGTCGCCGCGAACTTGCAAATCCTCAAGGAGACACATCGCTCCAAGTGGTCTGATCCGGTTGTTTACGTCGTGGCTTGAGTCGGTCGGTAATCGGTCTATTGTAGATTGAGGGTAGACCGGAGACTGTTCGATGAGCAAACAGAACCCATCCATCCGACGTGTTGTGATGGCTAAACGCCTTGCAGATAAATGGATTTCCGCACACTCTGCACCAGAGTACCGGTTGACGATCTATCGGGGGTCGGCCAAATCTGCGACCAACTTGCCCGGTCTACTCCGTTCATTTCGGGACGGGAAGCTGAAAATCGCATCGGCAGTACCGGTCCCTGATCTCGGTGTTCAACCCGAGTTCGACCATGTGGTTGTCCGGTCACGGGATTACGAAGCACTTTCGTCTCTGGACCTGGCTGTTCAGAAACTCGGGTGTGAAACGAGCGGGGTCTATTGAGATGGCGGCTTCACTTGCCCAGTCGGAGTTCGTATATCGGTCGGGAACCAGCCCGGACATTTACACGTTCACCATCGTTTCCGATTTAATGGGGAACATCTCTGTTCGAGACATTCAAGACCCCTATGGTTTTGTTCTATCTCCTTACACCCTGATCCCACAGAGCGTGACGACCGACATCGACACCGCGATGGCCCAAGTGGAGACTATTTTGGCACTTACATCTGCCGTCAACGGCACTTTGGCGTTCGCCTCAGAGACAGAGAAATCGGTCACGTTTGCCTCAGCTTTTGCTGACACTAACTATCGTGTCCAGACCACCTCTGATGTCTTTGCTCCTTTTCGCATCACCAACAAGACTGTGCTCGGGTTTACAATCCAAGCAGGGGCTACTGTGACCGGCTCTGTCGGGTACGACGTGTTCGCCTAGCTCCCGGTATCCAGCCTATGCTCGGACAACGGGCAACAGGAGATTGATCTCATGGACCTTCCCATCGAAACCGCCAAGATTGCTGGGTATCTCACCCTTGTTCCTGCATATGGGCGAGATTACAAATCGAAGCGTGAAGTTATAGAGGCGTGGGACGCCGGGAAGGACTTCATCATTCAAGATATGTCGTCCCGTTGGGACGGTAAGCCGATCAACAAATCGGATGCCAAGTCTTCTGGGATCCAAAACGTCAATATCCGGTACAAAGGGATGCGGAGCGTAGCGGTGATCAAAGTCGCCAAGACTGCCTTTGGCGAGAAGATGAAGTCTGCGACTGAATCCGAGTTCCACATGGCTTTGCGAAATGCCCCTCATGCTCGTAAACGCCACATTGACGGTGGCCCACGCACGATGGATGTGGAGTGGAGCGACAGGGGCACTGTCGTAGCCAGTAAGACCATCATCTATACGAGGGGCAAGGTGTCTCAAGAGATGTACATGGCCAACTCCGAGTACCTTCCTGGTGGAAGCATGGCACGTCAGGCGAGGTTCCCCGAAGGTGAGAAGATGACCGTCGAGGAAGTGGCCGAGGTTGTCGGTCCCGAGTTCAAGGAGATGAATGAAGACCCGCCCGAGTCGGTCAAGGATCTCCGCGAGGATATGGAAGAGGCGATGGGTGCTGATGATCATCCGTGGGACCAAGGATACGAGTCAACATCGCGTTTGGCTTCCGGTTGTCTTCCCGTTGAACGGGCTGCGCTCATGAGGGTTGCAGAGGTTCGTCCCGGTCAGAAGTTCGTCATCGTGGAGACATCCGTTCCCGGTGGTCGTTGGATGGACGACATCATCTACGACGGCACCCGCGAGGCAGATCGCGTGGCCGACAAGATCCGCAAGAGCCGTCCCAAGGCGATGTGGGCCAAGTACCCCTACGACGCGGGGGTTCAAGTGATCGACGCCGTGTGGTTCGGACCTGCCGAGGCCAAGTTGCGGGCGTTGGGGATGCGTGCTGCTTCTGGTTTGTCTTGGGAACGACGCGCTTCCGAGCAGCGGGCCGAGAAGTTGGAAGCTGAAGCCGAGGCCAACGAGGCACAAGCTGATGCCGACCGCGAGAAGGCTGACGCCGCTCGTATGAAGGAGTCGGCGGGCGGTCTCTACGGCTACACGAAGGGCACCCAGCGTGATGTTGAGGTCACGATCCGCAAGGCTCAGCGTCATGCGTCCAAGTTGGCGAAGACCCTCCATGCACAGGACCATCAGGCGATTGATTTTCTCAAAATACATGCCAAACGGTCCTACAGTAAGACTGCACGGCTGCTCATCGCCTTGATGGAGGAGTGTCCCAAAGTTGATCTCCTTCCTATCGAGCAGGTCAAGCAGGCAGAGGACATCCCTATGGGGATGTATGGCTACCCAACGCACACCGCTCGGTTGGCTCTCGATGCGTGCTCTGCTTTCCGGTCGGGCATTGGTGAGGTTGCCTACAACCTCCACAGCCGCCACATGGCGAAGCACGGTCGGATCATGAGCTTCCTGAAGGAGCACAGCAAGACTACAAAGTGCGGCTATACCCGGCTCCTTCTCGACACCTACCCCGAGGCTCCCCGGCTCGCGGCCAAAAAGAAACTCCCCGAGGAATTGGAGAAGCACCAGTTCACCTCCGAAGACAACCCCAACCCGAAGGGGAACGACAAGGACGGCGACGGCGAGACTAACGAGCCGAGTCCTCTGAAGGACAAGAAGGCCGTCGATGGGGGTTTCACTTCCCCTCACCAGATGCTCCGCAAGGCGTTCGTCCCCGACTCGGTGGATGGCTGGCTGGAGTGGGGGGACGGCACCCGCACCGCTGTTTCCAAGAACTCCTGACAGGAGGATGAGGAGCGGTCGCTCCCTCACACCCATCCCCACCCCGAAGACATCGACGAATGGAATCCTGAGATTAACGAGAAGTAAAATGAACAAGATCAGCAAACAAGATCGCAGCACCCTCATTCGGTTAGCTTCGTCCATGCCCGTAGGATCAGAGGAACGTCGTGCTGTACTCGTGGGGTTGAGCAAAACGTCTGGTCACCCTCTTGGTGACCGCGCTGCCGTGAATAAGGAAACCTACGAGTTGCTCGACATCGTGCTGTTTGTTGGTGTACGCGAATGGGAAAAGGCGGTAGGGAATTTCTATCTCAATGATTTGAGTAAGGCTTATGACCAACTCGGGGACTTTGAAAAGGCTCTGGGTCGGATGCGGAACGGCATCTGGGATCTTTACGGCGACTACGTTTCGCACTCGGATTACGAGGACTTCTACGACGAACTGACAGACTCCGGCTTCTATGCTTTGGAAACCGCTATCGAGGAGGCCGAGCACGATCTGACCCAGATGATCGACCGTGGTTGGGCCGACGACGGTTATGAAGACATGGTGCAAGAGGAGATCGAGGACACCATTCTCCCTGCCTTGGAGGAGACTATGCTTGATTTCAAACGGGAGTATGGCAGACCTCCTCGGATTAGGGGTTGAGATGAGCCAACGTGACAAACAGGCGTATATGAACGCCACCCCGATGCAACGGGAAGTGGTGCGACAACGCCTATGTGACGTGTTGGCTTGTCTGCGGGCTTCATACCTCTCGTACCAGACGAGCCATTGGCAGGTTGTCGGTCAGTCTTTCTACGGCAACCACCTCCTGTTCCAACGACTTTATGAGTCGGTGCAGAAGCAGGTGGACGAGTTGGCGGAGAAGTTGGTCGGCTACCTCGGTCGTGAGGTTGTTGGCCTTGACCATCAAATGCAGCACATTTGGGGCTACACCCAGAAATGGTCACAGATCGACTGCCACCACAAGCGGGGTTTGCAGTCAGAGATCGATCTACAAGCGGCGCTCAAGCGAGCCTACGACGGGATTAAGAAGATCAACGCCATGACCCTCGGTCTGGATGACTGGATCATGGCGACCGCCAACGCCCATGAGGAGAACGAGTACCTGTTGCAACAGGCTCTCGCGCCGATTCCGAAGCAAGCGGCCAAGAAGGCCAGCACTCCTATCTCTCCTTATTCTAATCGCCCCACCAAACTCCTGGCGGAAACCCCACAATATGCGTTGTGGCAGATCAAGTATGGGTCCAAGACCATGTGGGAGATCTCGGACCATTCGGGGCAGATGGTTGATCCTTATGGGACGGGTTTCCGTAAGAAGCGTGATGCGATGGAGGCATGGGAAACCGTGAGCAAAACCGCATCCGGCGCACCGAGCGCCGAAGGGGACTTCTATAAGGCTCCCGACCAGAGTGCCGTGCTCGACTTCGCAAACTCCAACGCTATCTCTAACAGTGTTGAGGTAGTGGAAAGGGCATCACAAGAAGATCAGCTTGATATTCCCGAAGCTGAAGCAGTCGCTGAAGCAAAGGAAGCCCCTCCTACACCCTCTGAGATTGCAAAAGAGCCGGGTGGGGAAGCGGTCAGCACCTTGAATCAATACGTTATCAAATCGGAAGACCCGGTTGCCGAACAAGCGGTGAAGATGAACCGGGACCGCATGGCGGCATGGCTCCGCGAACTCGGTTGACGGTATCTCTCCTATCGGTCGCCCCACGGTAGAGTGACCCTCTCACTCACGGGAGGCTCCTGCCGTGTTCGCCAACCTTACCGAAGCCCTCAAACGGCGCATGATCCAAGAGATTCGGTACTTCTGGTCGAAAGACCCGCAGTATAAGGACACCCTGACTCCGAACATTCAAGGCCGATACTCGTTTGAGGAACGCCCTCAACAGGCGATCATCATGAAAGGGCAGTCAGCTTCCCCTTTCCAGTTGTCCGCTGATCACTTCCAAGGCACCATCGTTTCCTACTGCTACTTGACCAAGGTGTATGGGCAGCGTGGCACCAGTATCGAGTGGGTGCGGGAGAACGGCACAGCCATCCGAGCCAACAACGGCACCTTCCCATCCCCTCCCGGCGTCTACTACGTCGAGGTCCGAGTAGAGATAGTCGATGTTCGAGGGGTTCCCGAGGAACGGCTTGTGTTCTATGTGGATCCGTTGCTTGAGATCATTGACGAGACAGCAACCATGCTTGACCCACGGCTTTATGAGGTGGCCGCAGGTGATTTTCATCCTGGTAGTCTCCGAGTCTACGAGATGCCGGGAAACATCCCGTATTACGAAGGGGTCAACTACTCGGCTGATCCTACGACAGGTCAGATCACTCTCGCTAACCCACTCCCCTCAAATACTTACTTGTCAGTGGATTATCGTTACACCACAGATAGTCGTGGACCTTTCCCGTTGCCCGAGAACGGGGCGAACGTCGAGGCCATTCCCGGTGTCGTGCTGGCATTCGGGCGCAGGGCTTATGACGGAGACATCATGGCGGTGGTCATAGGCGACCGGCGCGAGGATGTTGCTAGGGAATACGGCGGGCGATGGGAGATGAGCGTGGACATGGACATCATGGCTCGTGATGTGTATGCCCAAGGTGAGATAACAGACCGGACTCTGATGTTCCTCTACACCGAGGCCCGTGAACGCCTTTCCACCGAGGGTATCGAGATCACGACCGCTAGTATGGGCGGTGAGGCAGAAGAGGTCTATGACGAGAATGGTGACGACTACTTCTACACGGCTTCGATTTCACTGTCGGTGATGACAGACTGGGCTATCCGAGTACCTATTGGTCGGACGTTGACTCGTGTGGAGACGAACACGGTGTCCGAGACTGAGATGGTGGCTGGACTCACTGACGATCAGTTGGTCGAGATGGGTTCTCCGACCGGGTTGCAGTACACGGCTGACCTCGGACTCCGCGATCTCCGTGATCCGTGGTTCCGTGACAGGACGCGAAACTTCGATCTGATCCGGTAGTGCGTCTATTACTACAACTACATGTAAGTATCATTGGAGTGCTTTTATGTCCCGCTCACTTACCGCCTCTGACCGTAAAGCTCTGATTCGATTGGCCTCAACTCTCCCGAAGGGTAGCGACGAACGGAGGGCTGTACTCGCTGGGTTAATGGATTTGGGTGGCACGGGTACGACGGCACAAGTACGGGAGGATATTGAGGAATTCCTTTCTTCTATCTTTGGTCACCAAATAAAAGTGATGAAGAGAGGGGACGTGATGGTGGTCCGTGAGGAGGGAAACGATCATGGCACGTCCATCGAGATGGCGATGGACCTGGAAGGTCGTTGGACCATAAAGGCCCAGTTTGAAACTTCGGGAAAAGTGTCTCATATCCCTTATGAAGACCACGATGAATATGCTCGGGATTTTGTTAGAGAGAGACTTGGGCCAATAAAGCAATGGATAGAGGTCTGACCTCGGTTTGGTCTGATCCGGTAGTGCGTCTATTGTCCTCAACAAGCACCATGCTGTTGGGGGTTTAACGATGCCATCGACCATTCGTGAAGGATCTCGCGGAAGCGATGTAATCCTCTGCCAAGACTCGCTCACGAAACATGGGTATCCATGTGACGCCGATGGGATTTTCGGATCCGGGACCGATGCAAAGGTCAAGTCCTTCCAAAAGGACAACGGTTTGGTGGTAGATGGCATCGTGGGATCAGGCACATGGGGCAAGCTCCTTGCAGATGCTCCCGAGGACGTGGGTATCGCCGCACCTGGACCTCTCCCTCCTGTAATCGTGCAAGCTCAAGCCCTTGGGCTTGAGACGTGGGGCACCCCTTGGCGGCTCTGGTTGTTTGGTGTTCGCTCTCCGAATCGGAACGCCAACTCCTACGACGATATGCTCGGTTGTGTTTATGTCGATGACGATGGGTTGTGGCAAGCACACTACTGGCCAGGAACCACAGACCCCGGCACATACTACTTGATCAACCCCATGAACTCGGCGGGTTGCGCCATCCTGGTTGCGGGGCAGTACCTCGACACTTGGATGATTGATTTGCACGGAGGCAAGTACGAAGCCTTGTGTCAAAGGGCTGGGGAAGTGTCCGTGTACCGGGATGACAGCGGAGACGACAAGTTGGACCTCGATCCCCGCACCATCGCCACGGGCTACTTTGGGATCAATCTCCATGCCAGCACCCGTACCGAGGGTGCTACTTCGCAGTACGTCAATAAGTACAGCGCCGGATGCCAAGTTCACGCTTCGGCAGCGGGGTTCAAGAAAATGATGGAGTTGGCACACGCCCAGAAAAACAAGACGGGGAGAGACACGTTCTCGTATTCCTTGATGGACCAGTGGTGGTAAGTGTTCGATCTCCCCCCAATGAATGTCCGTGTTGCCATGAGGCATGTGGTCCGTAAGGTCGATGACTTACGACCCCGAACGAAAACCAAACCTCGGTATATGCGGCTCATTGTCCATATGGAGCTTCCATCAAAGGATGAATACCTACAAAAGGTATTGTCTACAGCGGCTCGGGCAACGGGATCAATCCCCTTTATCAGACGAACGGAGCTTGTTGAGACGGTTCTGGACCTGCCTACCAGCCTTGACCAACGTAGGAAAGCGGTGAAGGCCATCAAGAACCTCCCTTTTGTGACTTCGGTTTATGCTGTGATGGGTCCACCTATCCGGTGATCTTATGTTGGATGCCTACATCATTGATCGCATCAGACGTGAGAGAGAGAAGGAGCGTCAACGACGCTCGGAAAAACGGCCTTCCATCCCCCTTCGGGAACCCCTTCACGAAACCCCTCCCTCTTCCCCTTCTCGGCGTGGGGGGGTGATTATAGAGTTGGAGTAGGGGGGTAGAGTGGGGGGCGGAGGTCATCGTGCCCATCTATGTTTTCACTTGTCAGTCGTGTGGGCTTCGGTTTGAGAAGCTGTATCGTCGTGTGTCTGACGATAGGGAGCACCCGTGTACGGAGTGTGGCGGCATAGGCACTCGACAGGTCACAGCAGCTTCCTTTTCCTTCAAACACCCGCAGAGTCAACTGAATGGGGCGCTACCTCCAAACACCGGCACATCAGATGACTTCAATTTCGACAAAGCCATCGGGCGTGACGCCGCCAAGAAGTGGGGCAAGATCCATGAGAACAACGCCCGCAAGGACACTATCATCCGCGATGAGGCCAATCAGGGTCGTGGAATCACACGGGACCACCTCGTGAAAAAACGCGAAGGTGGCTACCGGGTCATTGAAGATTCCGAACGCAACGCCGTAAACGAACGACGAGAGGCCGCTTTCAAGGTGTCGCAAGCGGCAACTGAACAAGCGAAAGACAAGAAATAGGGGCGGCCTTCGATACCTTCTTTATAGGACTCTTGGGGGCAAGAGCCTGGAGTGTCCATGTCTACCCTTTCTGCATCTGACCTCACCCATTTGACCCGTCTGGCGTCTTCGATGCCCGAAGGTAGCGTTCAACGAAGGGCTATCCTGACCGCACTTCGGGATCACAGAGCAGAACCAAAAACTGCGGGTCTGAACAAGAAAGCCTCTCGCAACCGCATTGGGGCGATCCTCACACGGAAACGTATGTTGATCTCCGGGCGTGGTCGAACTGCCGCAATTCGTCTTGCTTCTATGATGCCGAAAGGCTCGGAGGAGCGACAAGTTCTTTTGAACGGGTTGCGGAAACGGGCGACGGTACGAACGGCGGCTGATCCGAAAGCGGCGGCTGCAAAGTGGGTTGAGGAAGCTCTGGTTGAGTTGGCCGAAGAGGAGGGTCTTGACGCAGATGACCTCAAGGTTCGCGGCAAGACCGGATGGGGCTATGGGGTCAATGTTGAGGGGCGAGGGCGTGGTGACTCTGGTGAGTCGGAGTGGGCGCTCTTTGAGGATTGGGATGACGCCGAAAAGGAAGCCTATGATTACGTCAGGAACATGTTGGAGGAGGAGCCAGAGATGTTCAACCAAGATTGGTTGGAGAACTACATGAGCGTCAGTTCGACCGATGCTCGGATCATCGGCGGTGAGGAGGCTGACAATCGTATTGACGGCATGGACGATGAGGATCTCCTTCGGAACGGTGACCTGGAAGATAAATGGCAAGACTTGGAAGACGAGAAAGATGAGATCGAGTACGGAGAAGCTCGTGATGCCGACGATGCCGACGATGCCGCCCTCGATAAGCGTGTCGCACAGATCGAAAAAGAGCAGTCCAAGTTGATCGACGAGGCTCGGGACGAGGTTCTCCTCAACTACGCGGCTGAAGTCGAAGACCAACTCAACCGCGACCCCCTTGAGTGGTACCGCGAGTTGACCGGGGAGCGCGACATCCCAGACTGGATCAGCGTAGACGTTGAGAAGGCCGCGAAGGCTGCCCTCCGAGATGATGGTGTTGCTCACTTCCTTGACAACTATGACGGAGACTCCACCGAACTCCCGTCTGGTGCAGTCGCCTTTGGCACCAACTAGAGGGAAAAATGAAGACTCTCACCACATCTGATAGAAAAGCCTTGATTCGACTAGCTTCTACAATGCCTGTAGGAAGTGCTGATCGAAAGACGATCCTCAAGGGACTGAGCCGGAGTCGGGCAGTCGCAGCAGGAACTACACTTCTTAATCTACCAGAGTATAGAGTTGATATAGGTCCAAGCGACACGACTGAAATGGTTGCTGCAAAGGCTTTGAAGGCCGCGAATCAAGGTAAACTTGTACGATTGAGTCCAATCGGGACAGGACGACACCACCGTTATGCGATTTGGGTCAAAAACTCCCACCTCGAATACCTCACGGGAGGTCGATGGGGCATTGAGCCTTTAGGCCAGGGTAACCAGAGGACCATCGAGAGGATTGTCAGAGAATGGGTCAGAGACCCCAGATAACCACGGATAATGTTATGCAACCTTCTGATCGAAAAGCCTTGATTCGACTAGCTTCTACAATGCCTGTAGGAAGTGCTGATCGAAAGACGATCCTCAAGGGACTGAAGGCTTCGGCAGACCGGTATGACACACCTGAAATGGATGTCGCACTGGACGTGCTTGGTGCTGCGTCACCGGGAATCCTCCGGTGGCTGAATGCCAATACCAATCTGGGATGGAAAGCTACATACGCGGATGGTGCTGCACGGGGAGCACATATCTCTTTTGGGTTGAAGGCGTCCCAAACCTACACCGCCCAAGTCCCTCGGTACAACGGAGGGGGCTGGTGGAAGGTTGTTGTCCATCTCGGAGCCGAAGATGGCAAAGTGAATGTAGAGGTAGGTACCCCATATGAGCCGCGTAGAGGACCGAGGACGGTTTTCCCCAAAGATATGGATGCGTCAGTCTTGCGTTCTCCCGGCAAGCTACTCGCTCGGGCAAATCTACCCCTCAAGAAATGAGGCTGATTTCTCGGTAGCTGGTTTATAGCCAGCGTCTTGTGATTACGGACGCCTTTACCGAGGCTCCGCAAAAGACACCCGCGCTTGCACCTACTCGGATTCAGTGCCGAGACAAGATCACGAGGCTTCTGACATGGCTATCATTCCCGGCTCGATTTACGCACCTCCCGGTGTCTACACCCGCACCCTCTTTGAAGATCCTCTGCAAGGACTCGCAGCGTCCGTTCGTTTGCCCCTCATCATGGGCACCGGCTCGGAGATCCTGTTCCAAGACTCTCTGGAGCTTGTCCGTGGGTCGTCCTCGTCTGTTGATCAGCGAGTGGTGCAGGAAGACGAAACCGGACGTGCCGTGGTCAGCATCAGCTTGGCTGGTGAGGTCACGCTGGGTGCCTTCGATGGTGTAATCAATCAGGTGCAGGTCAAGCACTTCCCCATCGTGAACGGTAACGGCTCCGGTACGACCGCTACTGATGCGTCCAAGGTCAACGTCACCGTAAACGGTGAGCCGGTGGTGGTTCTCGCCATCAATGGTGCCAAGGGCATTCTGACCCTCTCTGTGACCCCCGAGGCCACCGATGAGGTCAAGGCCACCTATTTCTTCAACCGCACCGACACCCTGATCACGGACACGGTGAGCGATCAGATCAGCGGCGATGCACCAGAAATCTTTGGCGAGGTCGGCCAGAACTACACCGTCATCACAGGCGTCAACGATGAGTTGGTGTTCACTGTCGATGACGCGAGCACGGTCAATGTCACGATCTCGGCATCCCCTCCCGTTGGTTGGACCGCTGCACAGGTGGCGGCGTTCATCAACAGTGCGGCTACGGGAACTTCCCTTGTCGCAGCAACCGCCGTAAACAACCTCGGGCTGACGGTACTTCATCTGACCGCAGACCGGGACATCACGGTAGGCAACGGGTCGGCAAACACTACCTTCGGTCTGTCAAGTGGTGCGACCACTGCTCGTAATAAGGTGTTCTACACGTTCCAGAACCCCATTGTGGACGGTTCCAACGGCGGCGTCACTACCACCGACCCCGCTGACGTGACTGTGAAGGTGAACGGCACTCAAATCATCCCGACTTCCGTGGATGGGCAGAGTGGTGCGGTGACCCTCCCCTTCGCTCCCGAGATTGGAGCCGTGGTCACCATCCAGTATTATTTCAACTCCTGGCAGGACACGTTCGACTACCTCGCCAACCGTGGTGTCACCGAAGTCACTCTCTGTGGCATCACCCCTGATCGTAACGACTACATCGACGGTGCTGACTTCGTGCTCAAGGACGACAAGATCCTATGGGGCACCGCAGTCACCATTGAGGGTGGTGAGTACACGGCGGGTGGCACCATCTTCGACGATACACAGGTCAGCGCGACTCTCGTGGACGTTCGCCAGTACCTTGCAGCTTGCTCCGCTGTGGTCAACACTGCGGTCAATCCTCCGGTCGAGGGCCGAACGCAGTTCACCCTGCCGCTTCAGCCGACGACGGGCAACGGACGTAGCACCCCACTCGGTGCCGAGACGTACTCCGAAGTGGCCAACGGTCGCATCGACCTTCCCACGGATCGGCCTGATCTTGTGTTCGCCTACTGGGGATACTCGGTAGAGGACGCTCTGGAGCGCGGTCGCGTCACTGTGACCAAGGTGGACTCCGCAACGAGCACCATTACGTTGGCCGACGTGGTTCCGGTTGGAGCCTCGGTCTACGCCACCTTCTACTACAACACGTTGGTTGACCAGGACTACTCGGTCGAGTGCATCACCGCTGGCGCTTCCGGCGTCGGCACCTACACCCTGAAGAACGAAGCCGGGACCGTCCTCCTGACTCCACAGTTCGGAAGCAAGGGCGCTGCTCTGGCCACCGTCACGGTCGAGTTCCCCAGCGGCTCCGAGCGCACCCCTGACCTTCGGTTTGAGGCTCCGTTCGACGCTACTGGGTTTACAGGTCCCGTCGAGGAGGATGTGACCATCACCTTCGCCTCGCAAGATGCGACCCTGGCGAAGTACGCGGTTCCGGGTTCCGGCCCCTACTACACGATCAACGGGTCCAGCGACACGTTGGACATCGCGGTCAACGGTGCCACGATTTCTACGGACCTCGGTGATCCCACGGGAACGGGAACGGGTTTCTTGTCCACCCTTACCGGTGACGAGGTTGCGTACACCGCAGCGAGCGGGAACACCACCTACGTCATTGACGCCACCAACAATGCGGTAGACCTCCAGATTGACGGGTTGCTCATCCAAGCCGTCGCCAATGCTGGAGCCACCCAGGACATCACGGACTACGGTGAGGCCATCAATCGCGCTGCCTTTGGTGAGTTCGCTACAGCCCAAGCCGCCACCATTGCCGCTGAGATCACCCTCGCGGCGGCTACATCTTCGGATGTGGACGATTACTACGTCGGCTGGGAGATCAAGATTTCGGCTGGAACCTCAGCCGGGGATAAGCGCACCATTACGGCTTACAACGGCACAACCAGGGTTGCTACAGTCAGTGTGCCCTTCGCAGCAGCCCCGGATGCCACTTCTACCTACTACCTCTATGATCCTGCTACCCGTCCACAGATCGCAGGAGCCACACGCTTCCTGTCTCCTGTAGACCTGAACGGCGGCTTCGCTACATTGAATCTGTCCTATTCGGGCAACGTGACCGCACCGACTGCGTTGGTTTGCGCGGTTGCACCAGGCCCTCACGCCTCGGCAACAGCACTCGCCATAGCGGTCCAAGCTGGAGTAGACGCAGCCATCCTTGCCGCCTTTGCGTTCAATGACCGGTTGGAGATTGATGTTTCGGCTGACTCCAGTGGTCGCTTGGTGTTGACCCTTGGGGCACACCCGTTGGATACGACACTGGCCACCTTGGAGGTAGTCGCAGACGGAGTCCCCGCTGCGGACTTTGCGCTCCTCGCTGGATTCGACATCGCCACGACGGGCGGGGCGCAGGCCAAGCTCCAGAACCTCCCCATTGCCAGCACGTTCGCCTTCACCGGAGCGGTGACCGGCCAGAAGGTCTACGACCGACTGATCCTCACCAACCGCATCACCCCCGGTCAATCCACGGACGGACAGTTCGTGCTTGACCAGTGCCAGTTGAAAGTCCTCGGAGGCACAGGTTCCGTCCAGTCTGGACTCACCGCCAACGAGGAAGCCGATGCAGGTATCCGTGCAACCGTCATGCAGCCCACCATCTTCGGTGAGGTTGGTTTGTCGGGCGGGCAGGATGCAGCGGGCAACCCGGTCGTTACCTTCTTCGCAGACGGTGGCACGACCCCACAGAACAACGTGTTCAAGTTCACGTTTGAAGGCACCCCCGTTGTGGTCGTCTTCGCCCAGAGTGATGGCACGACAGCCATCACTCTGGGCGGCTCCGCAGATGTGCCCCTCACTGATCCCAGTGGCGCGGCAGCGGGTCCGATCATTACCCAGATCAATACAGAGATGACGGCAGCCGGGATCGCTGTAACCGCGATCCAAGAGGGTGCCGGTATCCGATTCCGAGGTGCGTCGTCGGCTTCGTCCGCAACCATCGTGATCGGAGACGGCAATGCCAACACCATCCTCGGCTTCTCTACGGGCGACATCGTGTACCGCACGGTTCTCTCTGTAGAAACTCTGGTGAGCGGTCTGATGGCCGCAACAGCCTTCACGGCTGTCGCTCTCGCCAAGACCAAGCGTGATGGCGCGAACGCCGAGTACCTGTTCATTCAGAGTCTCGGTACGGCGGGTGCAGGCACCACGTCTAGCCTGGCCTTTGTGACCAGCACGGCGCTGCTTCCGGGCACTGGCCTCGGTGTCATCAACGGTGACGGCAACGTGGGCGAGACAGCGATCGATGGCTACTTCGTTACCTCGTCTGATCCTGTCAATGGTTCGGGCACCTCCGATACGTCGGTACTCAACACGGGTACGGGACAAGACGGCATTGTCGGCCAGACCTATCGGGATCTGGTGACTGGTTTGACCTTCTCCGTTCTCCCACGCACCGGAGGCACCGCCTACCCGGTCGGAGTCACGTCTACCGTGACGTTCACCGTGCGGGCGAATGTGACTACGGACAGCAACCTGCCAGTGAACACCGTTCCCGGCATTGAGTTGTATGTCTCCAACACCTCTGGGGTCACGGTTGGCGATACCGCCATCGCGGCGACCTATGAGAAGGGAGGCAACCAACCGTCCGTTGGTGACGTGTACTACGCCAGCTACAACTACCTGAAGCAGGACTACACGACGCAGTTGTTCACCAAGCAGTCCTCGATTGAGGCAGCTTACGGTGCGGCTACTCCAGAAAACCCGGTCAGTCTCGCCTCCTATCTGGCGATCTTGAACGGCGCGGTCCTGCTTGCAGTTAAGCAGATCAAGAAGGACGTTGATCTGGATGCTGACGGCACGTTCGACACAGCCTCGACCAATGCGTACCTCGCAGCGATTGATGAAGTGGAAGGAGCCACCCCAGGCGGGCTGTTCCCTGACACCATCACCCCGCTCAAGGGTGATTCGCTTGAGTTGTTCCAGTACCTCGCACGGCACTGTGACATCCAGAGCAGCATCCGTTACCGCGCCGAGCGCACTGCAATCTGCGGTTACTCGGCAGGTACACAGCCGACTGATGCGGGCAACATCGCACAGGCGGTGGCTCGTAGCCGGATGCGGCTCCTGTACCCCGACATCATGACCCTCTCTCTGTCGCGGGCTGACGGCACCACAGATACCTACCTCGTGGACGGCACCTACTTCGCCTCTGCATGGGTCGGTAACCGTGCTGCCCCGACCATCGACGTTGCGACTCCGTGGACGCGGGGCCGGGTGTTCGGCTTTGATGAGTTGGCCCGCACGCTCGATGCGGTTCAGCAGAATCAGGTTGCGGTTCGCGGTGTGTCGGTATTCGCACAGCGGCAGTCGATTATCGAGTGTCGCCACGGTCTGACCACAGACATGACCAACGTGCTGACCAAGACCCCGACCGTGACCACCATCGCAGACGAGGTGCAGCGTCAGGCCCGGTCAACACTGGATCGGTTCATCGGCAAGAAGTTCCTTTCCGCTGTCACCGGAGACATCGAAGGTCAGTTGTCCGTCACGCTCAAGAAGCTGGTCGCCGCACAGATCATCGCCGCCTTCACCGGAGTCTCGGCCAACGTGTCTCCCGATGATCCCACGGCTGCGGAAGTCGAGGCTTACTACCAGCCGATTTTTCCATTGTTATATATTATCGTGACATTCAACCTGCGTAGCAGTTTGTAGCCCCAAGACAATCGAGCATAGAACCTACGCTTTCGACGAATCGAGGGTGTAGGTTCTAACCCTAAACGGGGCGGGTTTCACGAAAACGGTAGATAGTAGCCCTCCACTCGGGTACAGTCCGGGTGGAGGACTTCGTTTATGGACTGTTCAATTTGTGGGTTCACCGTTGCCAACGTGCGCGGCCTCGCTTCTCATTTCCGGCACCAGTCGGACACCCATCCCGACTACGAGACGTGGAAGTCTGACCAGAAGTGGGCGGGCAAGATCGAGGACGAGGACTTCGTTCGTTGTCGGGAGTGCGGCTTTCGGTCTGCCAGCCTTGCACGGCACTTGAAGTCATCCCACGGATTCACGGCTGACGAGTACCGGGTCAAGCACGGGTCGGATGCCTTGACCCGCAATCGCCGCACGGAGGCAAAGCGTCGGGAGGGCATTAGGAACGCGAAGCAAGATCGGACGGGTACGAAGCAAGTGCCTTGCTCTACCTGTGGGGTGGAGATGACAGTCCACAAGCTGTCCCAGTCGAATCTCAAATGTGGTGTGTGTAAGCAGGTGGAGAAGGAAGCACGGTGGGAGGGTCTGGAGGACGGGTTCGACTATGTGACCTGTCTCGACTGTGGTTACCGGGCTGTGAACCTGACCTCGCACATGCAGAACGCTCACCCTGACTACCGGGAGCGTCACCCTGACGCGCAGATCAACGCGGAGGTTTCCCGCTCTCGTATCGGTGGGAGCGGGCAGAAGATCGACCTCACAGAAGCCGACCTGACCCCATACATGGACGGCAAGGGATGTGTTGAGGTGGCGAAGGCCGCAGACCATCTTGGGTGTTCGTGGCCTGTTGTCCTGCGGACCTGCCGTGCTCTCGGCATCCCGACACGGAACAAGTTGGCGACCCAGAAGCGGGTGTTGGACATGGTGGCTCAGGTGTTGGGTGAGCCATACAAGTGGGAGTGGTCACACCCGGAAATCAAGAACCCGGAGACGGGGTACACGCTGTTCTTCGATGGGTACTTCCCGAAGTCGAAGTTGATCTGCGAGTACCACGGTCGGCAGCACTTTGAGATGATCCCCTACTGGCACAAGACGGAGGAGGTCTTTCAGCGGCGTGTGGCACTGGAAGCCTACAAGGTTCAGCGTGCTCGTGATCTTGGGTATCGGATCATTGAAGTCCGTTTCGATGATCCGTTGACCTCGGTGGATTTCTACCGGGGCTTGCTTCGGTGACTTCCCTGTGCTACCTTCTGTGGGCTGACTGATTCTGCTAGACGGAGTTGGGCAGCAGGCATCTTGGACCCTTCACCGGGTCGAGGGTGTTGGGGTGGGGTTGGTTCCTCACTCATCCCGCAAGGGATGCCCCGGTACAGGCAAGGCTCTGGTCTGTTCCACAGTGGCAAGGTCGGTCGGGCGCTTTACGCTCCCAAGACTGACCCGAGGCTTCGGCCTCTACAACATGCCGAAATAGTCAATCGTCCCGGTTGACTCCCAAACCCCCAGTAAGGTCTCGTCCACTGGGGGTTTGGTCTATCTGGGGCTTGCTCCGTCGTCGGTAGCCTCTCTATCGCTCCGGTAAGGTCAACAGATTCGGAGAACCCTCTCATGGCTAAGACCCTTACCGCTACCGACCGATCGGCTTTGATCCGGCTTGCTTCCACTATGGATAAGGGATCTCCCGAGCGAAAGGCGATCCTCGCTGGGTTGAAGAAGGCTTCCGGCGAATCAAACATCCCCGGCAAGCACATTCTCGACAACGCCAAGGTGTACGACGATGCCATCGTGAAAGACAAAGCCAAGGTGTCCGGCAATGCCAAGGTGTCCGGCAATGCCGAGGTGTCCGAATATGCCAAGGTTTATGGCAACGCCGTCGTGAGGGGCAATGCCCAGGTGGACGGCGATGCCTGGGTGTCCGGCAATGCCCAGGTGGACGGCGATGCCTGGGTGTTCGGCAATGCCAAGATGTTCGACAACGCCGAGGTGTCCGGCAATGCCGTGGTGTCCAGCAATGCCATCGTGAAAGACAAAGCCCAGGTGTCCGGCAATGCCCAGGTGTCCGGCAATGCCATCGTGAAAGACAAAGCCCAGGTGTCCGGCAATGCCCAGGTGTCCGGCAATGCCGAGGTGTCCGAATATGCCAAGGTTTATGGCAACGCCGTCGTGAGGGGCAACGCCTGGGTGTCCGGCAACGCCCAGGTGTACGACAACGCCCAGGTGTACGGCGATGCCCATGTGCTCGACAACGCCAGGGTTGAAGGCAAGGCCGAGGTGTCCGGCAAGGCCAGGGTTGAAGGCAAGGCCGTGATTGGGGGTACTGCCGTTATTCTAGGAGGGAAGTGGAACGGATCGGAAGGTCCAATCATGGAAGGGACGTGGAAGTCCCCGACCGAGAGGATTCGTTAGCCGCAGCAAAGCGGTAGCCTTCCTATCGCTCCCGACAGGTATCAATCGGTACGCAGATGTGGAACGAGCCGATGGGTCAGGTCGAGGAGCATGGTCGTGATGCTTGGACTCGGGAGTATTACCCCTGATCCGTTACTCATCCTATGGCGTTCCCAAGGTGTAGACCTACAGGAGCCTCATGGGCCGCAAGCCTGACATTCAGCGATTGCTGTTCCGTTATGCGGATCTGAACCCTCCGTTGGGGTATCCGGGTGGGTCTTGTCATTTACAAGACCGCATCCGACAAGAGGTATCCAACAAACGGAACCAAAACCTCTTGCTTGATCATCACTTGTCGGGTGGTGACAAGAAACCGAATGATCGCTATGAGCGGGCCATCTACGATTCGATAGATGAAGGTCCGGTGAAGGGCACGTCATTTCGTCGTGTGTTGGTCAGTGAGCACGCGCAGTATCGAATGGATCAGCGAGGTATCACGGTACCGGATCTTCGGTCAGCGTTGCGGGCTTTTCAGAAGGATTGGGGAAAGGAACGAAGTCGGGGGATCACGTCACTGACTCGACTGCTTCAACAGCCGAATGAGTTTCATTACGACTACGACGGCATTCGTTTTTTCATGCGTCCTCTCAAGCTGTGGACACCCAAAGACAAGAAAGTAGATGTATGGATTCGGACTTTGTACGATCCAAGTGCGAGTCCACCACGCCCTGTTGCACCTGATGAGTGTAAGAACTTCCCTGGTTGGTCGAAAGAGTACCCGGAGCACGGTTTTGATCGGCTATTTCCGAAACGGGTGGCGCAAAGGTTTGCGGATCTAGCACCGCCTCTCGGATTTCCGGGGGGTTCCTGCCATCTGATTGAACGTGTTCATGATGAGGTGAACAACCCTCGTCTTCGAGATCGATTAGTCGATTCCGTGGAGGAGGGTCAGTCTCTCTCCAATGCTGATGCGTCCAAGGTGTACTCACCGGAAAGGGAGAGAGGCGTTTCGGGCAAGCGGCTCAATAAGATCATTCTTACTTCGCATGTTCAATATCGGATGGACTTGCGAGGGATCACGGTCCCTGAGATTCGTTTAGCCCTCAAGCAGTTTGCCAAGGCGTACCTTGATGAACGGTCCCGCAAGAGCTTGCAAGCTCGTTGGTGGGATGAGGCAATGGCATGGGGCGAGGAGATCAAATGGGAAGCCCCTATGGGGCTTGTGGTTGTTTTCACGTTGCCGTCGCAGGATACTGCCAACATCATCACAGCTTATTGGCCCGGTCAGTCAGACCCTCGGCCCAGAGATGAGACGGAATGTGGGTTTCCTTCTGCGGGTCGGGTTTCTGCTTTGAAGATGGCACCGGTTCCTGGTGTTCAGACGTTTGTTACCGAGAAGTCTCAGAAAGGCTTGCCCACGGATAGTGATCGTGAGAAACAAGTTGTTTTGCCTCCGGGATCCGCAACACCGGGCGGTGAGGGGCGTGAGATCGGGAAGTTTGAGTTCAACACTCCTGATGCTGATTCCGACATCAAGCCTCGGACATTAGGCATCCCTGGAGAGGAGTATGGGCATCCGTCGAACGATACTTACAACACGGTGAGTCGTCGAACGATGACGGCTGGAAGCCCTTTGGTTTCGGAACCTGCTTATGGGGAGTCTGATGCAGCCCTTCCTCGTGGTGAGGAGGATGAAAAGACGGCATATGCAAAAGGTGACATTCGACCTTCTGGTACCCCAGGAGGTCAGGGGGGCGTCCCTCAACGAGAACAAGAGGTTGCTGAAAAACGTAAGCGTAAGCGCCGTCATGAACAGAATCGAGGGAGGGATAATCAGAAAGCCCTCAAGCGTTACCATGCCAAGTACAAGAAAAAACGTCAGATGGTGGAGCGCAAAGATAAATATCGTCAAAATCCTCGGAGATACAGACGCAAAACTCCACAAGAGTATGAGCGCCCGGACAAGACGGCGGTGGTGCAGCGGTACGCGACCCGTCTCTGGTATCACGGCTCCCCGAAGCGGTTTGAGGGCTTCAAGACCTACGAGGGTCACACCTTCGGCAAGGGTCCGTCCGAGGTGCCTTTGTTCTTCAGTCCCTCCAAGTCCTTCGCCAAGATGTACGCCACGGGTCCAGAGGGGACGATCTACGCCGCCCGGTTGAAGTGGCGGAAGGTCTTTGACGGTGCAGACCTGTACCGGGAATCTCGGTACTGGCCCCCGGAGTATGAAGACCTGACTCCAGAGGGCAAGGCCCTGTACGACGATCTCGCTGACGGCAAGGTGTTCCCCGGTGTAGACGAGGACGACCTGCTTGACGGCTACCCGAGCCTGTGGGCACAGGTTCTCCGCATGGACTACGACATCATCGAGGATGCAGCGTTCAAGTGGTGGCTCAAGAAAAACGGCTACGACGCCGCCTACGTCACGGGTGATGGGGTGCAGAACGTCTTTGTGGTCTCTCCGAGTCAGGTCGAGATCGTTGAGGTCGAGGGGCGCTGGGACAAGAAGGCTGGTGACGTGATGCTGTACGACCAGCACAACCCAGCGAACAACGAGATCAAGCAACCCGGTAAGGATGTGAACTACCGGGCAGAGGGTCCGACGACCTACTCCACGGAACCCGACGAGAAGCAAGGCATTGTGCCTGGGGGTCGTGTGCCGAGCCGTCAGTTGGACAACGCTCCTCCTGCATCGAGCCGTGTGATTCCAGACTCCATGAAGCAGACCTTGGAGGATAGCTACACGAAGGCGGCAGCAGCTACCATTCCGACAATCCTCGATAACTGCGGTCCTGCTGTTACAGACCGCTCCAAGGGGATCAAAGTCAAACGTAAGCGGCTTTCTCCTAGCGGGATGTCTACATGGTCCGTTCAAGGGTCCAGTGGGGAAGTGTACACGGTTCGTGTCAAACCAATCCGCAAGAACAAACGGTATAAAATCATCTCCAAGATGCCTGTCAAGGTGTCGTGCTCGTGTCAGTTCTGGAGATGGCAAGGGCCAGAGCATTGGGGAAAGACCAACGATTTCTTGTACGGAAAGCCTCGCGGCACGGCCTCTGTTCCGGTTATTCGAGATCCCCTCGGAGAACACTGGGCCTGTAAACACCTCATAGCGGTCTTGCAGTACGTCAATAAATGGCGTTTCGCTGCCGATGCCGAGTGGTCGTATGAAGGGCCTTTCGCTCCTTTACCTGACGAGGGCCGGGTCGCTGCTCGGTACTTGGAGGCCAAGCGTCAACTTTGGTGGCATGGCACGTCTGGGAAGAACTTGCGAAGCGTCTTGAAGCAGGGGTTGATTCCGACCGGGGATCTGGTCTTCGATGTCGAGGTGGACCCCGACCGGGCTGGTGGGCGATCCATCAAGACCTTTGGAGGCATCTACTTCTCGTCTCAGTGGTTCACCGCGTACTCCTCTGCGGGGGGCGCGAATCGGAAGTCATTCGGAGTCATTTCGGGTCCAACGCCGTACTCTAGGGTCATCATTGGAGCCACGCTCGACAACCGCTCTCCCGGCATCATGCTCGATGAGGATGACATGCTGGGAGGGGTTGAGCGTCTGATGGGGCGGGCCTTCGATGACGTGTCCCGTAAGGTACGGCTTCCTGAAGATTTGGTGGATCGGTGGTCAGGGGGTGTGAAGGCAGGGTTCTACGGTAAGAGTCACCGCTTCTTGTTGGAGGATGCTGACTACGGCGACCTGCCTGCGAAGTACCTTGATCATATGGCGTCGAAGTACCCGAAGTTGGAAGGTCGGGTGAAGCGTCAACGGGGAGCATTGGAGTCCGCTATTCGGGATATGTTGGCGGGCTACTCGGTTCATCTTCTTGAGGTTTGGTATCACCGCTACAAGGATGACCAGACCAAGAAGATTCAGGGGTACATCGAAAGTGCTGGTCGTAGGGGTTCACCGGATCTGGTTCGTCAGCATGAAGACGAGTTGAAGCAGCACTTGGCCGACGAGCGGGAGGTCAAAGGGTCATTCCAGTTGCTCCAGAAGGCTACCAACCGTGTTGGCCAGATGATGCGTGAAGCGACCGAGATGCCCGAGGGTGCTTGGAGGCACAACATTCGAGTCATGCGTCCGGTGACCTACCGAGGCAAGGACCGAATTCTGATGGTTGCTTCTATCACGGATAGGGACTCACAGGTCTGGAAGGATGCGGGTCACTTCTCATCCACCGCTGACATCATCTTCCACTACGGGGCGCAGCAGCGTAAGCCGTTCATCGACAAGTACGAGGATCGGGTGGGCGGCATCGCTCGTGTGCTCGATGCTTCGGGCAAGGTGCTGGAGATCATCGACAAGCGGGGACAGTTGGAGGAGCGTGGTTGGCCTACGGACCTCTGGGGTCCTGCTCCACAAGCCTACCGGGACGTTGCGGCTTCTGCTCTCACAACGGATTCTCCCTTCCGCCGTTAGCCTGCCTATGACCCTTTGGTGGGTAGGGCGTACCCGCACCCTCGGAGGAGCCTTCGCATGGCAGCACAGATCCGAAGCAGCATCCCCGCAAAACCCACGGTGGATAATGCTAGTCGCGATGACCTCACCATCGGTGATGTCATCACCTTGGAAGCGGTGCCTCCCGCAGTCGGGGCGACTTTTCAGTGGACTCTTGTTTTCGTGCCAGAGGGTAGCGCGGCAGTTCTGACGCCTCCGGCGGCAGCGACCACTTCTGGCCCGGTAGATTTCACTGCCGATCTTGTTGGGCCTTATTTGGCTCGGCTTGTAGTGGATGCGGGTCTACCTACTGAGAGCACTCAGTACGTTCGACTCCGTGCGCTGACGACGTTGCTCAATCTCAAGCTGGTCGCAGCCGGTGAGCGTCGAGATTCCACAGGTATCATCCCGGTCGATGTGGACATTGAGGGGTGGGCCAACGAACAGAATGAGAACCTGTTGGCGTTGGAGGCTGCTATAGGGGCGGCTACGGCACCCTTGTCGATTGTGTTGACGGTTGGTAACACTACGGGCGGCACAGACATCGAGGTCACTACGGGTGACTCTATCGTGGGTCAGACGAGCCTGACGATGAGTGCTTCGGCGGGCAACGTAGACCTCACCGCTACGGGCGCGGGAGCAGACATTGTGCTCAACCCTGACGCTGCCGGTGCGGTAGTAGTCAACGGCAAGCTGACCGTTACGGGACTCATCGATCCTACGGGACTCATTCTCACTGAGGCTGGGATCCCTGCAACGACCTCTAGCGAAGGTTCGTTGTTCGTGGCCAACGGGTCTACGACTGGATTGGAAGACAACGACCTTTATTATGTGAAGGGTTCACAGGTCTTGTCGGGTATCGGGGCGTATATCAACTTGAGTGCCACGACTGGGATTTCGCAGATGCTTCTGATCCCGGAGCAGTTGGAGGGCGATGGTATAGGTAACATCACTGGGGCAACAATCTTTTTGTTCGACCCGAATAACCTTGTGAGCATACCTTCGGATGGCGCTGCTCTGGTTCTAAACAGCGGCTCTCTTACCGAAACGTATACCTTCCGCACAGTTCCAACCGTGGCCTTCGATGTTGAGATCGGCACGAATGTGCGAGAGACCTCTGAAAACCTTGCGGCTGCGATAAATACCGACAGTGATCCCTCAGACGGGTGGGTTGCTCGCTATTCGTTTGGGGCGTTTACGCGCCTTCACACCAGCAACATCAATCGAGGCTGTGTTGTTTTGATTGCGGCTCGGAAAAGCGTCGGAACACACCGGATGTACGGTGATGAGGCTGGCGGTTCTTTTGGTGCGTCCAAACCAGAACGGGCGCAGTTTACCCCGACGGATTGGGGGTATCAATTCGGCATTGCTACGAACGCAGCGCCCTTGCCTTTAGCTGATCCAGGGACCGATAACTTCGGCTATCGACAGACAGGTTTGCTCCAGCTTGGGGATGGTCAGCTTCGGTGTACTTTGTCTCCTCCAGGGACTTACTTGTTTCGGGCATTTATCCCGACAAATTCAAGTCGTTGGTATCGAATCGCCCCCACTTGTCAGAGTTACCAAGTGGATGTGCCTCCTGGTCCCAACACGACAGTTACTCAACGAGGATGGGCACCGTGTGGTGGTCGTATCTCCGTAATCCGGGTGTTCATGCAGACGGTGAACACACAAGGAAACTACACCGTGGTCTTCTCCAAGGTCACGGGCACGTCTCCCGGCACTCTCCTGACTACCGCTAACTTCGACATGAACACGTTGGTTGCAGCGACAGTTACCGATCTTCCCGTGACAACTTTCATCACGCGGCAATACTTCGATCAAGGAGATCAGTGGTCAGTGGAGTTCACTTCTGATGATCTCAATTTTGATGGTGAGAGCATTTACTTTGAGATTCTGTTCGATCCCGAGGAGATTCAGTGATGGATGCCCTTACTTTGTCTATCCGGCCTTTTAGGTGGGAGTCTAACTGATGGCGACGGCAAGTATTCTCAGTCGGGTCACCGCACCTGTTGTCAAGATCGACCGCATCGGGATCAGCCGTGATGATCTTACGATCAACGATGTTGTCGAACTTGAGTCGGTAAACGTCGGCACGGCTTATCAGTGGAATATCGCTTTCAAGCCCGAGGACCAGTTAGGCACCCCTTCAACGGCGGTGTTCACCTCGACGGGCACAGAACAGGCGATCATCCAGAACCCCGGCACGTTCACTGTTGACCTTGATGGGCCTTACCTGCTTCGGTTGGCTTACACGACTCCCCAGATCACGCTGAACACGGTCCTCACGGCGGGCGTCACGTTCACCATCAATGGGATCCTCCTGACGGCGGTGGCGGGCGCTCGGACTCCAGGTAGCGATGATTTCTCCGTTGCCAGCGGAACCGCTGCGGGCATCGTCGCGGACATCGTGGCTGCGATCAACGACCCGCTCAATAGTTTTGTTGCCGCGAACCTCGCAGGAACGGATTCTTCTCCCAGCGTGGTCATCAGCCCGACGCTGGCGACCGTTCCTACGGGCGAGACGATTGGCATCTTTTATTCAGGAACCGCCTCAGATGTGACTATCGGGGATCTCGTCACAGAGCAGTACGTCCGACTCCGTGCCTTGACGGCCTTCGGTGATCTCAAGCTGGTCGCAGCCGGTGAGCGGTACGACACTCTTCGGGTTCCGGTAGACGCGGAGCCTGACGGTTGGGCCGACAACCAGAATTACAACCTCAATCAGCTTCTTTCTCTCATTAGTTCCAACACACTCTCGACTGGAGTGGTCACTGTTGACCCGATCAACGGTGACTTCCAGACCATCCAAGCGGCGATGGATTACGCCAACGCACAGACACCCACGCTGGCCCAACAGTGGGTTGTGTTGGTTCGCCCCGGCATCTATGTCGAGGATTTGACCTTCTACCCGTGGGTTCATCTGTTCGGTTGGCCCGGTGGAGAGAAAACTCCGTTGGTCAAAGTGCAGAACGACACGGTGGCATCGCACAGTATTGCGTTGCCGGGTGTAGGCACCTCGTTGGTGCTCTGTGACATCTACTTTGAGCAGCCGGTCGTTTCCCCTAACCCAGCCTTTCTACAGGTTGGTGTGGGGGATGTGCAGGTGTTCCGTTGCACTTTGGAGGCACAGGGCAACACAGGTGAGGTTTGGTCTACCTCTGGTCCTACCACCTTCACGCGGTGTACGATCAATGGGAACGGTGTCAACCCAACTGACTATGCCCTTCGAGTCTCCTCTGGGTCGTTCACGATCTTGGACCACACTACAGTCTTGGGTCAATCATGCTTGATTTTGGAGGAGGGTGCGGGGATCTATGTGAGAGATTCCCGGTTCTCTGCCAGCGGCACATATGCGTTAAACAGCCTTGGTTACAACGCATCGCTTAACTACACCCTCGTTACAGGGTTGATTGCGGGCAACCCTGCTGGAACCGGAACGGCAGGCGATTTGATCTTCACGATCAAATGGTGCGAGATTGGTAATCTGGCCATTGATGGTCAGAACGTGGTTGGTTCAGCGCGGGCCGATCTCGGAGCGACCTCTCATGGCACGCTTACTAATATCAATGGTGCTCTACTTTCTGCTACGGTTCCAGCAGACACCATTTTGTATGATCCTACGGTTTCGGGCCTCTCAGCGACCAATGTGCAGGATGCCATTGACGAGGTGTACGCTTACGCACAGCTTGTTCGCACGTTGGATGATGCGTATGACGGCGGCATCGTCGGTACGGGTTCGGGTCGGACCATCATCGCTGACCAAGGCGCTGTTCAGATCGTAGATGCTGCGGCTCCCTCTGACCCTATTCCTCCAGGGAACACTGACGGGAACTTGGAAGTCGTGGGGTCCGTCAAGCTAGGGGCTTTGACCAAACCTGAGATCACGGTTGATCCCAACCCGTTTGACAACGGGCCAACGATCCTCCTCGGCAAAGAAATCTGGGCCAATGACGCCCCGTTCGGGAGCACCGCGCTGATCCTCGGTGACGCGAGCGGGAACCCCACCTTTCACAACTACAACCTCCGTGTCGGGACCAAGGAAGCAGACGGAGGGAATCAAGTCGGTTCCGTATTCGTGCGGGCAGGTGACTCGCTCACCACTATCGACGCTGGAGCGGTGTACCTCCAAGGCGGCACGGCTACAGATGCAGGCGGTGGTGTAGGCGGTGACATCATCGTGGTCCCTGGTGAGACAGCGGCGGGTGGCGCACGGGCAATGGTCCTGGCCAATCCTCTTACGGCAACGTCCGCCACATTGACGGCGGCGGGAGCCTTCTCGGGTGCGGCGGTCGCAGGCACGCTCACTCTAGGCACAGAGACAGGTGCTATCACCGTCACCTTTGTTGGCGGCGAAGTTCTGGCAGCGGTCCATGCACTGTTTGACGCGACAGGCATCGTCACGGCAGCCGGTGATCCCATCGTCCTCACGACGGTGATGAAGGGTGGCACAGCCGAAGCATTCTTTCTGAATGAAACCCCGGCAGGAGTGGACGCCGCTCTCGGCACCTTCTCCGGGCAAGCGATGGTATCAGGCACTTGGCCGGATACTGTAGAGCTTGGAGCTTCCGCGCCGGGGACTTTTATCGTTGGCGTGAACGCTGCGAACCCGATGCTGTACGACACAGCCACAGGCAAACTCACCGTCCCTGGTCTGATTGATCCCACAGGCGTCATATTCGACGAGGCGGGACAGCCTGCCACGGGAGCCGCCAAGGGAGCGGTCTTCGTTTCAGATGGTTCGGTTGGAGTCCAAAACGACCTCTACTACACGGATCAGGCAGGGGCGCTGGTCAACCTCTCTGCGGCAGCGGCGGGCGTGACGAATCATGCAGCCCTCACCAACCTCTCTTGGCTACTCTCGGCACACATCGGTGCCAATGGCTCCCTTGCGACCTTTGACGGAGCCACGGGAGCCGCGACCCTGCTTACAGGTGTCGCGCAAGGCGATCTGGCCTATTTCGACGGGACCGACTGGACACGTCTCGCTCCGGGTGCGGCGGGTCAACTTCTCCAAACCCAAGGCATAGGCGCGGATCCGATTTGGGCAGCGGGTGTTGGCACTGATGAACTGGTGAAAGTCACCGCGAATGACACGACCCCTGGCTATCTCCTCGACAAGCTCATTACAGCCACCACTGGAGTCGCCTGGACCGAGATCAATAACGGAGCGGACGAAGACCTACGGTTGGACGTGTCCACCGCTTCCACGGCGGGTCAAGGGCTGATCGAGATCGCGACCCAAGCAGAGGTAGACGGGGGCGCGGACACCACACGGGCGGTGACTCCAGCGGCACTTGCCTCGGCTACCACAGTAATCAAGCCAGGGGATGCTCCGACAGGCGACCTCGGTGGAACGTATCCCAATCCGATGGTCACCGATTTCACCATTGCAGGGGAGTCGCAGGGCAGCGTCCTCTACTTTAATGGTGTCAACTGGTCACAGCTTTCCCCCGGCGTAGTGGGTCAAGTGCTTCAAACCCAAGGGGTAGGCGCAAACCCCCTCTGGGCAGCGGGTGGTGCGGGGTCTTCTGATCATGCGACCCTGAGCAATATCCTTTGGACGGCTTCGGCTCATACAGGCACAGCGTCACGCATCGCAGCCTTCGATGGTGGTGGAGCCGCGTCCTACGTCCAAGTGGGAGTGGATGTACAGGCGTGGGACACAGACCTTGATGCTCTTGCGGCCCTCGCAACTACCGGACTTCTTGTTCGCACGGGAGCCGGAACCGCAACGACCCGAAGCATCGTTCAACCAGCGGCAGGTATCACCGTCACGAATGCGAACGGTGTAGCAGGTGATCCCACATTGGCTCTTGCTGATGATCTCGCTGCTCTGGAAGCCCTTGCAGGTACAGGCATCGCAGTACGAACGGCGGCAAACACTTGGGCGGAGCGGACCCTCACAGGCACGCTCAACCGAATCACGGTCACGAATGGAGACGGCGTTGCAGGCAACCCGACTCTTGATGTGGGTTCCAACGTCCTTGTCAGCGGTGACGCCGCAGGGGGTGACCTTAGCGGAACCTTCCCCAACCCCACGGTCACTGATCTCACGCTCACGAGTGAAGCCCAAGGCACACTCGTGTACTTCAGTGGCACAAACTGGGTGGTGTTGCCCGTAGGCATCAACGGCCAGCTTCTCCAGACTCAGGGGGCTGGAGCCAATCCACAGTGGGTGACGAGCAGCGCGACGGATGAACTGGTCAAGGTCACGGCCAACGACACAACTCCTGGCTACCTCTTCGACAAACTGACGACAGCCACGACCGGGATCGCCTGGACCGAGATCAATGACGGGGCTGACGAAGACCTTCGCCTCGACATTGACTCCGCGACGGCGGGCGGTCAAGGTCTGATAGAGCTTGCCACCCAACTAGAGGTGGACACCGGCACGGACACCACTCGTGCGATCGTGCCCTCGACCCTCGCTGGGTCTGTTCTTGCGGGCGATGTAACTGCGAACAACGCCAAGGTCACCAACGCGACTCACACGGGCGATGTGATCGGGGCCACCGTCCTGACCATTGACGCCAACAAAGTCCTGAACACCATGCTGGTCGATATGGCATCGGCCCGGTTCAAAGGCCGTGTCACAGCAGGCGTGGGGGATCCCGAAGACCTGACTGGCACGCAGGCGACAACACTACTCGACACCTTCACCTCGGCCCTCCAGGGCGTCGTACCTGCGAGCGGGGGTGTCGCTACGGACTTCTTGAGTGCAGATGGCACCTGGGCCGTACCAGCGGGCAGCGGCGGCGTCACGAATACCGTAGTCGGCAGCCTTGGCATCACGAATGTCGGGACCAATACCAATGCCGACCTCGCTCCTACCTACGGCGCGGTCGCCAGCACGATCACCGAAGGCAACGACGCACGGCTGTCCGATGCGCGGGTACCCACGGGCGCAGCGGGCGGTGACCTGGGAGGCACCTACCCGAATCCAACGGTGGACGATGGCGCTGACGGCACGGCCATCCACGACAACATCGCGGGGGAGATCCTAGCGGTCACCCTGAAGGCGGTCCCGGTTAGTGCTGACGTGCTGTTGATCGAGGACTCGGCAGACGCGAACAACAAGAAGCGAATCACGGTCGGCACACTCCCCACGGGCGGTGGTGGCGAGGCGAATACAGCCTCCAACGTAGGCACGGCTGGCGTTGGTCTATTCAAGCAGAAGACAGGAATAGACCTAGAGTTCAAGAAGGTCAACGCAGGGTCTACCAAGGTCACGATCACCGACGACGTTGGCAATGACGAGGTTGATGTCGATGTAGTCGATGCCTCGCTTACACAAGCGGGGGCCATTGAGCTTGCCACCCAACTAGAGGTGGACACCGGCACCGACACTACGCGGGCCATTGTCCCTTCGACACTGGCGGGAAGCACTCTCGCAAGCAACGTAACGGCCAATAACGCCAAGATCACGAATGCCACTCATACGGGCGACGTGACGGGAGCTACGGCGCTGACCATCACCGCTGACGCGGTGACCAACGCCATGTTGGCCAACGTAGCTACGGCTACCATCAAGGGTCGAGTGACAGCGGCGACCGGCGACCCCGAAGACCTGACCGGCACACAGGCCACCACGCTGCTTGATACCTTCACGAGCGCCTTGCAAGGCGTCGTACCAGCCAGCGGCGGTGTGGCCACTGACTTCCTAAGTGCAGATGGTACTTGGAGTGTCCCCCCTGGAGGCGGTGGTCAGACGAATACCGTAGTCGGCACCCTCGGCATCACGAATGTCGGCACCAACGTAGACGCTGACCTTGCGCCCACCTATGGCACGACGGCGAGCACCATTACCGAAGGCAACGACGCGAGGTTGTCGGACGCAAGAACTCCAACGGCTCACGCAGCCTCGCACCAGGACGGCGGAAGCGACGAGATCGCTACCGCAACCCCCGCAGCCGCAGCTATCCCGAAGGCTGACGTAAGCGGCACCCTGGACGCTTGGATTTCTGCGGCCTCCGCTACGACGGCTGGGATCATGGAGACGGCAACAGCCGTCGAGGTAGACACCGGCACCGATGCAACTCGCGCTGTGTCTCCCCTCTCTCTGGCAGGCTCCACCCTAGCGGGCGACGTAACGGCCAATAACGCCAAGATCACGAATGCCACGCACACGGGCGCCGTGACG